AAGCGCCGGGACGCGCAGAAGGCCTACGAGGACGTTTTGGCAACAGGGGACGTGAAGAAAGTTCACGCCGCTGTGGACAAGCTCAATAAGATCCAAGCCATCATGGGCGGCAAAGCGGCGGTCACGGCGAGCGACTTCGACATCATCGCCCATCAGCAGACTCCGCTTGGCGAAGCAGCCCGCTTCATCAAGAACGAGCGCGTCCGCTACGCCGAGGTGCAGGCCGCGAACCCCGAAGAGAATGACCAGATCGCGGCGATGCGCGGGTCGGTCATACCATGGTTCGACACGCCCGAAGCGTTCAAGGCGCTGGCGGCGTTCTGATGGATTTCATGGAGTCCGACTTGTCTCTGCCGATGTATGCACCTTGGCTATGCTTCTGCGCATGCACCACAGTTATGGAAGTGGACGGCGGTATTCGATTCGTGGCCAAGTCGGACTGTCCTCTGTGCAAGGGGGTCGTGCAATCTCAACTACGCATCCCCAGCCGCCCCAAGTGCGACCGTAGCTGATGTTGCCCATCCGGCGTCACGCTAGACAGGTTGCCGAACGTTCGCTGCACCGCTGGCATCAACTCCGCTCTCTTCGCGGGGCTGGCCGCAGTCGCCGCGTTCAGCAACTCATCAGGGCTTAGACTGTCCGCGTCCTGCCCTCCCGGTAGTGCCTCGTCAATCGCGGCCGATATCTCATCGTCTGACAGGTGCCCAGCCGCCGCCTTTGCCGCCTCACGTGCTGAGTGGTAGTCTCCGCTCCGGATGTGAGCGATGATCTGCGCCCGCGCCGACTGGCCGGCGGTGGCAGTCTTGGCCTGCACTCCGTCCGTCTCCCCGTGGCGCATAAAGTATAGCCCAGGCTGAAAATCTACGGCAGTCTTGGGTGAGAACGGGGTAACTTCCCACTGTCCGGACGGTCCTGGGAAAAACCGGTCGATCTCACCAAGCTTGCCAGCGTCCTCGCGAACCATCTCCTGGGTGGACACAGAGAAGTCATCAGGACACCCTTCCTTCGACCATGCCTTGAGGAGTCGGATCACCTGGCTCGACGTTGGAACCAAAATCTTCGATGTGGGAGCGTTGGCGAGCTTCTGCATGAGCCCGTGGGCCGCGCCGAGGACCCGCTGCTTGAACGTGTTGAACGACTCCCCTACCCCCTGTCCCGGAATCCTGTAGTTCGGCTGCTTGCGGATGGTGTCGGCGATGAATCGCTTCACGTCGGAGCCGATGGGTGCCGACTGGCCGGCGGCGGGCGGCTGCGATACGTCGCCAAGCGCCGACGCACCATCCATCCCGGCAGTAGGCATCCCGCCGTCCATCTCTCCGCTTGCCTGTGGCATTGGCGGGGCCGTGATGTCCTCATGCGGGATCGGACTGGGCGGGAGGTTCCCTGCGTCCGCGGTTCCGGGAAATGGCTGCTGCGCGGTTCTGGCCAGCCTACGGAGGCGGCGTTCGGTTACGGTTCGCTTGATGGGCATGGGTTATTTTACCCCCGGCGTGCCCTGTTGCGGTTGAGCGTTCCAGATCGCCTGCCCCATACGGATAGACATCGGAAGCGTAGTCGATGGCTTGAGTTTTTGCGCCGCGCGACCAAGCGGAGACGCCCCGGCCCGCGCGAGCGCTATTGCAAGTTTCCCCTTGATCGCCGGATCATCTAGCGCATTGAGGGCCAGCCCCAACATACCCACCCCGATCCCTGTTTCCGTGTGCCCGCTGGCCAGCCCAGCCGCAGCCGCTCCGCCGAGTACCACCGACCGCAATCCGATGCCGCTGCGGTTGCGCTCTCTGCCGACAAACTGACGAAGCGAATCTTCCAGGTCGATCAACGCCCCGTCTCGTTCTCCGAGTTCCTTCAACTCTGGGTATATCGCTATCAGGTGATCCTTCGCGCCACGGGCCAGCGCCTTTTCCGCCGCATCAGTGGCGGCTCCCACAGTGGCTCCGCCCTTTTGCGCGGCTTCGTATTTTTGACGATTGACCTGATACGTCGCCTGCTTCTCCTCCATCGTTTCCACTGGGGTCATCATCTTCGGCGGCGTGACCATATTGCCGGAAGAATCGTAAACCGCACCGTGCTTCTGAAGGTACTGGGTACGCGCAGTTCTCAACGCGCTTAGATCCCCTTCGTTCAGCGCCTGTTTCGCCCAAGGGCTATCGATTCCCAACTGCTGGAGTCTGTCGGCGATATCAACCGGATTGACCATGGCATTATGCGCCTGAGGGGAATTGCGGACGATGTCCTCCATCGCCCGAGACACTTCATGCGCCCGCTGGCCAACTTGCTCATACCCTTCCACAGAGGGAGCAATATTCTCCCGTATTCCAGTGGCGATTCGCGCATTAGCCTCGCTTGGCTTCAGGGACGTGGACGGCTTGAGTTCCCTGCCATACATGGCGGCTGGCGACAAATACTTAGCCGCCAGTTTCTCGATGGGCCATGCGACGGCACGCCCGCCGAGTTCCATCGCGCCTTGAATCGCAGCGCTTTTACCAACGTTAACTGCCGCATCGCCAAAGGATTTGGGGGCTTCGGGGTCGCCACCGGCGGCCAATGCTCCTTGGCGCACAGCCTCTCCTACACCTCCTCCAAGGGCGGCGTATCCCATAGCTGGCAAGACCGCCTCTGGCGCGAATAGCGCTCCAGCGGTCGCGGCGACAGCAGGCACGTAGTCCAGCGCGGTTCTACCAAGAGAGCGGAATGACGCGTCTGTTTGCTCTTGAGTGGGGTGTCCTCCCGCGCCACTCGGAAATGATGGGCCGAATGGGCCGAATGCTTGAGAATCGCGTAGGCTGTAGCCCTTGGGCGGTGGAGGAAGGTTTGGCTGCGCGGACTGTGACGCTGTGGGTTGCTGCTGTGGCGTCGGAGCGCGAACCGTGTATCCCTGTGGAGGTGGCGGCAACTGCGCGGGTTGAGGTTCGGCGGGGTCAACGGGATCGTAATCCATCACTGCACCTTCTGGCCAGTTTGAATGTCATACCATCCGCCGTCAGGCTTCTGCCCTATTTGGTGCCCATTGGGACCGTCCGCTAGGCGAAGAAACCCGTTGGGAACTGGTGGCGCACTCGCACCGTACCGCGCACCGGGAGCGAGGTCGCTTGCATCCACCCCATGCTTCTGGAACCGTTGGGCTACTTCGGGAGTGAGCATGTGGAAATCCGCTGGCCTGCCCATGCTGGTTTCGTATTGAGATTTCATCGCTGACAGCTTTCCTGCGATGAGGGAGTAAATTTCCTGAATTGCCCCTTGCTGCGCGGCCGGGGATAGATTGGCCGACAGCTTCGCTTGCCAACTCTTGATCTCGCTATCGGAAGCGCCGACCTGTCGCCACACCCGCATCAATTCATTCCCGACCGCCTCCTGGTCAAGCTGGAATTTGTTAATCCGCCGCTGAAGATCCGAACCTACGGTTGAGCCCACGGCATTCGCCACCGGGTTGACGATTCCCGGCATGAAGTTGCTGTTATTGAGATGCGCCCAGTTTTGCTCCAATTGGTCAACGTGTTGTGCGACGGTATTCAGTGAGTTTATGGCCTGCGCTGACTTGCCACTTCCGAAGTCGCTTTGCACCTTCTGCCTGACTGAATACTGGCTCGCGTCGAAACTTGGGTCATACTGCGCGGCCGCTCCGAGAATCGTTTGCCAATACGGCTTGCTCAGAGCCATGCCCGTTGGCAGAGGGTACTTGTAGTCCACGAGTTGCTTGATGACGGCGGCGGTGTTGGGGTCCATCCCGTGCAAGACATTCTCGTCGCGTGCGTTGGGTGGCAGCGTCGGGTTGCGAGGGGGGAGGGAAATAGCGCCGGCCCCAGCATTGGGGTCGCGGTGCTCCTGATTGAACATCTGCTGCGCCCTGGCGACGGTGGCTGCATCATAAGCGCTTGGATTCAGCAACACCTGCGCTGGATTACTGACCTCTTTGGGCTCGGGCGGCGGCTTGGCCGTGTTCTGCTTCTCGATCTCCAACTGGTACATCTTCGTGGCATTGACGAAACGGGGATCGTCCCTATGGACCTGATCGCCTTCCTGGTTCCCTGGCATGTACTGCAACAATTCCTTGGGAACCGTGGCCAATTGCGATGGAGTATAAGCAGTGAAGCCTGTAGGTAGCGCCGGGTTCTCCATGGGAACCGGCTCCCACCCCTGCGGTCCCGGCTGTCCGGTTGGGCGGTAAATCGGATTTCGTCCGCCTACGAGCGAAGTGAACGCCTTTTGCTGGCGGTCCATCTCGTGTTGCTCTGCGGCGGTCCTGGCTGCATCTCGCCTACCTTCCGCGCTGATGCGCCGTTCCTCTTGCCGTCCGCCTTCCAGCCCTTCGTAGTAAGTCCCCCTCTTTTCTTCCGCATTCCCGCGCTGCTGCGCCTCTTGCGCTCCAACCAATCCTGTCAGTTCCTTCTCTGTCGCGCCACGTGACGCCATTTCCTGCGACCACTTGGGGTGGATAATCTGCTGTGCGTACGGTGCGAGCTTGGTTGCCGACAATACGGCCATGCCGAGGCGCTGCGCCCAGCTATTGCCGGGTTGGGGTGCGGGCCGCGCGAGAGTCTCGGTGTCGCGCTTAATTGCTCGCTGGATTGGCGTAGGTTCTGTGGGAGCAACTCCCACCGGGGGCGGTACCCGTTGCGCCAATGGCGGGGGTGGGGCAGCAACATCGGGGCTTGCTTGCGGAGACGGTGAGGACTGCGACAACGCAACGGGTACCGGTGGAGGTGGTTCCTTGGCTCCGTTCATCAACTCGCCAGCGGCGGCGGACGGACCTTGCATGCGGGTGCTGGATTCCGGCTGGGAACTGTTGCCCATGCCAGAGGAGCCAGAAGATGTGACTTGCGGGTTGAACGCCGCGTCAGGCAGTGGCTGAGTCCACCACTGACCGTAGGATGTATCCTGTCCCGGATGGAACCCGCCATAGTCGGCAGCACCGGGCATGGTGGCGGTGGGGACGCTGGGACTCAACGGACGCCGCTGCTGAAGGAATGGATCGTTCCAGTCCTCAACGCCTTGGTCTAGGACACTCACGCGCTGACCTCGACAGGATTGCCAACAATTGGACGTGGTTCAGCGCGACGGCGCACGCCGATCCTGTAGCCGGTCGATACGTATCCGTCCTTTCCCCTGGTAAATACGCGACGACCCTCGTCTTCGAAAAATTCAACCCATTCTGGACCGCCATATTTTTCGACGAATGGGCGCAAAACGGACGCCATGGCATCGACAACTGTTTGCTTCGATGAGGTATGGTGCAACGGCAGATCAATCCACTCCCATTCATCCGTCTGGACTGGCCCCATCATCGCCCTCCCATCCGGTTATACGACCGATACCGCGAGTACCTCATCCCCGGCACGTGCGGCGGGTTTATGTGCCCTTCCAGCATATCCGGCTGCAACCGGTTCCCCGGTCGCGGAGTCAACGGTACCACGGCTTCCGGTTGCCCATGCTCTGCCAGCTTGACAAGGGTGGGCTGAGTGACGACGCCCCCGCGCTCCATGAACATCGGCGCAATGCCGCCCATTTGCTCAATCAGCGATGGGGCGATATTCTCCGCCGCTGCTCCTGCCGTAGCGTCACCAAGCGCGGCCCCTGCTTCGGGACTCGCCCCCATCCCACTTGCCGCTGCGCCTGCCCCAGGATCGGCAAGGTTGCTCTGATGTCCGAGACCCTTGCTCAGCAACTGCGACGTGAGTTTGCTCTTGGGTGCAGAGGCGCCCCACGAAGAGCTAACCCCGCTGTCATCCACGGGTGGCGCGGGAGGGGCAGCCGCAACGGGCGGAGGGATAGCCGATGGAGAGTTGTAGCGCTGGTACGGCCCCGAAGGCGGCGGCGTGGGCTCCTTGAACGCGTTATAGACGGCATTGCCGAGCGGGTTAGCTTGGAGCATGCCTGTGCCGAGCCGCTGCATGAACCCCGGCTGCTGAACGGCGTTGGGATCGTCAGGTGGTGTTGGTGCCATTTACGCCGCCCTCCGCATCGACCGATACCGCGGCATCTGCATCACCTTCTCGCGCTCGGTCGGGATTGGCCCAACATACTCCGGCCCGTGCTCCCCGACAACGGCCAACGTAGGCTCAAACGCCACGCCGCCCTTCTCAAACAAACCCGCCAGCGACTTACCCAACTGATCCCCGAGCGACGGCTTGCCCACCTCGAAGTTACCCTGCGCCGATGCCGCCTGGTTCACGCCCGAGGTTTGAGTGCCGTATGCCCCGAGTTGCGTCTGCTGAGCGGCCTGGCCGCCCTGCTGCGCCATGCCTTGCTGTTGCGCCACACCCGACCGGTAGGCTCCTTCCCCAGCAATCCGGGCATCGCCAACAGTCTTCGCCCCGGCAGAGGTTGCCTGCTGGCTTCCCACGCCCTGCTCGTATCGTGACTTCGCTTCCGCCGCGGCACGCTGTGCGGCAATCTGCTCCGCCGTGGCTTGGGCGTTGTACTGCTGTCCCGTCATGGTGTTTTCCTGCCCGACGGAAAACTGGCCGTAGTTGTTCACGGCGTCTAGGTTCGCATGCCCCATCTTGTCAGCGGCGTTGATTCGCTGCGCTCCAGCGTTCGTCGCAACGCCAATGCCCGCTTCCCCGAGCCGTTGACGCGCCGCGATGTCCGACGTCCCCGCCAGTCCAGCTGCCTCCTGTGCCGCCGCCTCTTCCCGCGCCGCTGCGTTGGCCTGGAATCCCGTCTGGGTGCCCACCGCGCCCTCTCGCTGGCCTTCGATGCCGGCCGCACGCTGGTATTGCGCCTGAAGCGCCGCGATGCGCGCATTGGTCATCGTATCGCCCGCCGTTGCCCCTTCCTGCGTGACGAGTTGCTGACGCAGAGCAGCGAGCGCCGCCGGCGAGGTGTTTCCTTGTGCGGCGGCCTGACGCTCCAACGTGTCTTCGGCGGTACGGAATTGGTTTCCCGTGCTGGTGCCAGCAGATGTCACGAGGTCCTGAACGTCGGCATCCGTCATCTGCTTTTCGGTGCCGTTCGGGTCGAAGCCAAGTGCTGGATTATTGACAGCCGCATCGAGGCCGGAGAAGCGTTGCTGCGCGTCGGATAGGCCGCCGTAGAGCCTGCCCACAGCGGACCCAACGTCCCCGCCGGCGAAGTTAAGTGCCTCTTGGGTGCTGTTTCCGAACTGGTCTACAGCCGCTCCGAGGTTTCCTGAGTACGCGTCCAACTGGGAACCCAACCCCTCTTGGTACTGGTTGAGCATCGCACCTTCGTTCTGGACGCCCTCGTTGACGGTGTTGACGGGCGCGTTCGGATCGCCCATCATCTTGCCGTACTGATCGTCGCCGGTGTTGAATCGCGAGTAGTCGGTGTTTATCTGTCCCGACTCGCCCGGAGTGAAGCCGGGGGTCGCGTGGAGGTCGTTCAGCGCCTGCCCTTGCGCACCGGTATACGCCTGCTGAAGCGGCCCGTAGTAGTTGAGCTGGTGGCCTGCCTGTTGCCCGATCAGGTTTCCCGTGGTAGAGATTTGGTTGCGATTCGCGGCAAAGATGTCCTCCATCGGGGCGTTCGGATCGACATCCTGGCCAGCGTTACCGAGCGCCACGCCGAAGTTTTGGCTGGAGTTGGCTACTCCTGACTGGCTATAGGGCGAAAAGCCGCCAAAACCCTGATATCCGTAGAGGGCATAGGGATTTATGGCATTCGGGTCGTTCGGGTCTTGCGATGTTTGGGTCGGGAGTTCGTAGGCCGATGGCATCGTACCCCCTTAAAATGTTTGCTGGTCCTGCTGTTCCTTCGGCTGCACCGACTGTGGCGCGCCCGGTTGCTGCGGCCCAGACATCTGCGTCCGCTGTCCCGGACCTGGAGCTCCCTGATACATCGGACGCGGCGTCGATCCGCCAGGACCTTGCGGCTGAGGTGCAGGTTGCGCCCACGGTGCGGGCATGCGTGGAGGAGCCGCACCGGGCTGCTGTCCCATCTGGGGCGCGCCACCGGGTTGCTCCGGCATCCCCGGTTGTGGGCCAGCCATTCCCATGCCGCCACCGGCAGGCATCGGCGGTCCACCGATCTGTTGCGGCCCTCCGGGAGGCATCGCCCCTTGCGGCGGCATTCCACCCCCACCGCGCCGGTACCGCGCCATCATCGCCGCACGGGGATCTCCGCCCTGATCGCCACCCATTCCACCTGGAGCCATAGTCAAGTTCCTCCTGAAGGGATTATAACCTAAGCGCGCTACGTCAGCGTCAATTGTTCCAACGTGACCCTCAGAGAATACTGCGGCGTGCCGGTCGCGCCTGTCCTTGTCGTGGCGTACGTGATGTCGTTCGCTCCGTCCGCCTCTATGGGCACCTGCCCGCTTCCGAACCCGCCTGCACCTGTGGTGCTGAGTTGGATGGTCACAGTGGTGGTGCGGGCTGCCACCCCGTCGTTCCACCCGATAGTGACCGTCAGCGTGTCGGCCCCGCTGGCCGTGGTGGTCTTGACGTAGACGGTAACGCGGTAGAGCCCAGCGGGAGCCACGGCGCCACCGACGCGAAGGTTGGTCGTTCCAATGGAGGTGGTCTGCGCGGTGAGCCGGACTGCGGCGTAAACTGGCACGAGTCCAACCCCGGCGGTTGCCTTAGTGTTGTAAGTGGACGCTACGCCTTCACTTAACTCAAGCGCCGATACAGGGGACGCGTTTCCGATTTGCGTGATCTCGAAAACCAGTTTCGCCCCATGCGCGGCAACGGCGTGGTTCTCGGTTGCCACTGCGCGGACACCCGCCGCGTACTCGCTCTCCCCCGTCCCGTCAAACCCCCAGGCAATCAGCCCGCCCAGCGTGTCGCCAGACTGTGAAGCCGTCGCCGCGGATGGAGTGCCGCGGTACTGCGTCATGGACACCAGCGGCCCGTACTGAGTCGCCCCGGTGTACCCCGAGAGGTTCACCATGATCGATGAGGCCAGCGCGGCGATGGCGTCGTGGAATGCGGTGTAGACGCCACCGAGGATCTCAATGTCGTTATCGACGCCGCTACCATCCGCGATGGTGATGCCGTCCTGGATGGTGACCACGGTCCCGGCGGCGGCGGTGGACGTTACGGTGATCCGCCCTTGCACGGGGTCGATGTCGATGATGCCGCCGGAGCCGGTGATGTGAATGTGGGCGTCGGTGATCAGCAGCGATCCGTCGCCTTGAGCGAGAAACTTGGCCGTTGGCCAGTTGATCGAGATCCCGCCTGACACGTACGCGCCGGAGAACGTGGACCCCTGAAGGTCTACCGTGTTCGCGTTGATGACGGTGACCAGAAACGTTCCGTTCGCTCCTGTCACGCCTACTACGTTTGTCGTGGTTACCGCATACCCCGTCGAGTAGCCATGGGCGGTGATGGTGAGTCTTACGAGTCCAGAACCGTTGTTCACGGCGTTCGTGATCCGCTTGCCCGCCGCGACTGCGATTGTCTCAAATGCGCCCCCAGCAAAGAACCGCCCGACTGTGCCGCCGGATGTGTAGGCTCCCGCGAACGTGGACCCCACCAGAGTGATGTGGTTCGCGTCCACGACGGTGATGACCCATTGCCCTGTTGCGTTCGGGACCCCGCCAACGCTGGCCGCGTTCACCCAATCGCCGTCGCGGTACCCGTGGCCAGTGACGGTGAGCTCGATCTGCCCTGCGTCACTCACCGCGCCGGTTACGGCCTTCGTCGCTTCCGATTGCGTGCCAATCCACGCGCCAACGTTCGCGTACGGGTCCAGAACGTAGACCTGCCCGTTCTGTCCGATCACCACTCGCGTGCCATTCGAGTAGAACGGGGCTGACGCAGGGCCGCCCCCACCGATGAAGAGATTGTTCCCCCAAATGCCAGAGTAGGACGTGTTCGTATTCGGGTCGATGATGGAGCCGATGACCGCAATAAGTGAGCCATCGGCGGCGGTTATCTGGAGTGGGTTCGGGAAAGGAAGCGGGGACTGGAGCGCGGAGAACGCGTGGTCGGCTTGCCGCTGAAGGTTGCCCAGTGCATCGCCGACCGCTGCCCACAGCGAAGCGTCCTTGCCGGTGACCTTGCGCAGTTGCGATGCGATGACCTTGACGTTGCCGGGGTTGGCTTGTCCGGGAGGGATGATGCTGACGGACTGGGGCGGGGTGATGGGCATCTACGGCCCTACGCCAAAACCACCTTGGAGAATCCGCATTCCGTCGTGCATGCCACCCGTTTCATGCAGATTGGGCCTTCCGTCTCCATAAACTCACCTCACCGGCAACGAATTCTTATAATACGCCCGGATCAAGCTCAGAATGAAAAACTGATCCACAGACCCAGAGAAAACCTGAATACTCTGCTGCTCCGAGCGCAAGGCCCATTTTACCAGTATTTCCTTCCCCGGCGATGCGGATAAGGTGATAGGCGATGCCGCCGGGACTACGCTTCTGACGTGATCCAACCCGAACGCGGTGATCTGCACGGTGCCGACCCCGTGAATGCGGAAGTGTGCCCCATCGTAGTCGTGGAGCGTCGTGGCGATATCCGTGGAGAGCGGCATAAGGCTCGTCTCGTTATACGTGACAATGCCGCTGGCCGCCCCACTCATATCTACGTCGCGATGGATCAGTGTATCGGACGGGATGGTGCGCCTGATCAAAGGTCCGGGGTTCGACCGGTTCGGCGCGTACCAGACCTCATCGAAACCGGTTGAGATATTGCGGATAACTCCGCTCGCCCCTGCGCGGTAGATAGCAAACGCGTTCATCGAGTACATCAACTCCCCGACTTGCTCGCCCATCGAGTAGTTCCACGACATCTCCACATTCGGCGCGTTCGGAGCGACTACGCCTCCGCCGGTATAGGTGCCATTCCCGGCGACCGGGATGGTGAACGTATTGCTTCCGGTGACGGTGATCACTTGCGTCGTGTTTGCGTTCGTGTTGCCGCCAACGCCGGTGATCGTGACGCTCAACCCGTTCTGCATCAAATGCGGCTGCGCGACCACCTGCCCGCTGACGAGCACTCCAGTGGTGATCGTGATTGGGTTCGTATTCGACGCCGCCGTGACGAGGACCTTGAGCGGCGCGGTGACCCGCACCACGCGATCAAGCGCGTCGTCAACGATCTGTATCTGCGTGGGGTTCGCCCAGTTGATTCGGTTCCAATCGGGAGCCTGCCAGTACGACAGCGGAACGGACGGGAACGGCCCGCTCTTGTAGGCGAACAGTCCCTTTTCCGATGCCAGCAGAATTCTTCCGTTGCTGGCGAGAATGCAGGACGGAGCCAAAATGCCCACTGATCCGTCAATGCGGGCCGGAGCGGTCCACGTGGACGGGTAGCCGCCGCTATCGGAGCACGAGTACAGCCCCGATAGCGTGGCGATGTAGCACACCGCGTCAATCGACACCCCGGCGACCGGAATCTGCTTGCCCTCAATGTAGACTCCGTGGAAGGCCGCGGTCAAAGACTGGTACGCGTCCTTGTCAGAAAAGTACACGACAGGAAATCCGGCGGAATCGACGGTCACGTACCCCATGCGCGACGAGAACAGGAAGATTGCCGACGGCTTGAACGGGGCGGTACCGGCCTGGTTCGCCGTGAGCAGGTTCTGGCTCTGCGTGACATCTGTGCCCGCCACGAGGTCCCCGTCAGCGATATTCACCGTGATCACTACGTTGCCTGGAGTGGTGGGAACGTTGCCGACCGCGCCAGCAACGAGGAAGTACCGCGCCGGATTCGCTACTGAAGACATGACGATCTGAATGGTTCCGCCAGGGGTGAGGTACGAAGGAATTGACGCGAAGGCGACGGTGACCGACCACGAATGGACGCCATCCGGCGCGGTCACCGTATAGGGTACGAAGACGCCCGCCGACGTGACCGGATTCAACGCGCCCGTGTAGCCGTTGCGCGTCGTGAAGACGAACCCGAGGCGGTGCGCTCCTGTGGTAACGACGCCCGCGCCGGCCGTGGTATTCACCGACATCGATGCGACCGTTGTTTGGAGCGGTTGCGCAAACAACTGATCCGAGTTGGGTCCGGCCAGCCCGTAAACGTACGCCGCATTGGTGCCGACGCGCCCGGTGATGTCGCAAAACGCGAGGTAACCACGGATGCCGTCGGGAGCGAACGACAGGTACTTGCCGTTGGTGACCGCAACGAGAGAGACAAAGGACGCGGACGCCTGACTCCACGCCTTCGCGCCGACCGCTGGCGCATAATAGACGGCGTAGCAGTCCTGGACGCCCGCAAGGTTAAAGTACCACGGAGCGAGCGACGTTACCGCGCCGTCGCCGTTGGGGATTTGTGAGACGAGAGAAACGCCGCGCCTGGGGGACACCTGAACGGTGCCCCCAGGCGAGACGATAAAGTCAATGTTTTGCGAGTAGAGCCCGTGGTCTGGGTCAAGCGCGTAATCGTCACTCGCTTGCGCAGATCCCTTGAATTGAGAAATCTGAACCGGAAGCGTATCAAAGTAGGCCATTGGTTGACCGGTGCTAGCGCTTACGCGGGCGTCAAGCTAACCGTCACTGTCACGCCCGCCAGCGTGGTCAGGGTGCCAGCAAAGTCCACCGACAGCCGATCACCCGCCATCAGGTAATTGAATTGCGCATTGACGAACGTTCCCACCTGAACGGTGTTCGCGGTACCCTTCATGTCGAAGCCTGCGTTGGTATTGTTCGACAGCAGATCGGTTCCGGCCCCCGGTGCGTCGGTAGCCTTGTCGCGCGTGACCTGTAAGGTGACTGCGCCGCCGTCTGTGCCCGCGACCGAGTGGACCTCGGTGATCACATCGATGCGGTAGTTTCGGTCTGCCGTGAAGAACGCCTGATCTGCGAGATTGGCATTCTTGGACAGAGTGAAAGTCACTTCCTTGCGACGTTCGGTCGCCTGCAAGGTCGCCACTAGAACGACCCCGGCAAGGGCCGTCAGTGTGCCCGCATAGTCTACCGAGAGTCGATCCCCAGGAGCGAGCCGCAAGCTGGCCGCGGTCGCGGTGAGGGTGCCCGTTTGGACCGTGTTAATGGCCGCCTTGCAGTTGAATCCGGCATTGGTGTTATTGGTCAGGAGATCGGTGCCAGCGCCCGGAGCGTTGGTCGATGTGTCCTTGACGAGCTGGAGGTTCACCGCAGAGCCGTTCGTGCCGAGCGTGGAGTGAACGTAATAGGACGACGTGACGATGTAGTCCCGGTTGGCCAGAAAAATCGACTGGTCAACGAGGTCACCGTTCGCCTGCATGTTGTAGCAGATCCACTTGGAGCCATCGAGCGGGGCGAAGGTGATGGTGACCACGACGCCGGCAAGCTCTGTGCCTGCCGTCGAAAACTTGATTCCAAGGCGATCTCCGGCGGCATATTGCAGGAGCGGGTCGCTGTTGTCGCCTGTGCTGGGTTGGCTGAGGGTGGCAGTCTGAAGCGTGTTCGCCGTGCCCTTCATGTTGAAGGTGCCGCTCATCGCTGTCGTGCCGCTTCCCGGAGCAGTTGTTCCGGTGAGTTTCTCGATGTAGGCGGTCATCGTCGCAGCGGTGGACTCAGCAGTTGCGTGAATCTCCGTGATGCCCACCAGTCGAGACGCGGTGGGGACGATGAAAAAGTGCTGACTTACCAGAGACGCGGCGGTCGAGAGGTTGAACTTGCAGTGCTGGTACATCGGAACATACTGCTCCTCGGAAAGGAGCACATTGTTCAGACCGTCAACGCTCATGCCTGCGACAACCCCGGTTCCGGCGGCATTTCCCCAGAGTTGCTGGTACGTGTTGTCGTAAACCCCGATTCCAGACCCTCCGAGAGTTGGTGCATTGGCCAGATTCGCAGCGACACCGCGTCCTCCAGGGTACTGCTTGGAAAACGGAGCGCGAATGCGACCTGTCAGTGAATCGACGGCTGCTTGAGCCTGCGATAGAAGTCCCATTGTCTTTTTCTCCTGTTCCGCACTGCGTTCCTGACCTGATGGTCAAGCGCTCCGTGCGCTCATGGGTTAGTATAGCAATGTGGGGATGGGACCGGGAAAGGAATCATGCGAGTCCAAAGGGCTGTGACACGGCCAGCCACGCACTGAGTACCGGCGGAGAGCTTCGGCGGCCCGTCCCCGCCATCACCCCAGCAGATAGGCGCCCCACCGAGCACGCTTGTCTCGGAACGCGCCTTGACGCCGCGTCGGGCCGCGCTGATCCGCCATCACCTGCGACCGATAGAACAGATCGATCAGGCTGTCCTCTTGCGGGTGCATCGGGTCGCCGTACGCCTTGTTCCTGAGCCTCTCGGCCATGGGGAACCACTGCTTTGCTTGGGCTGCGTTCGCCGCCGTCGCTGTCGATAGGAAATCCCGGCAGTTGTCGATCCAGATCGTGTAGTTCGGGCTAATCGGAGCCGTCCCCGAAGCGTAGTACGTCATGCGGAGTTGGACGTTGCCAGTCGCGCCGCGAAACGTTAGGCGCCCATTCGCCCACAGGTAGTTCCCGAGCGTGGCCCCCGGTGCGCCATCCAGCGCGGCCATGAGATCGACAGGGAACACCTCCGTGAACGAAAAGTTCCCGCTGGGGTAGAACGCGCCGCCAGTCCCGGCGATGCCATCGGATGCCGAGCCGTTGAGGGTGAACGTAGTCGCCCCGGTCACCGTGGCGAACCAGTTCCCCCACGGGGCGGCGGTTCCAAGCACGCCAGACACTGCGCCCTCGACCATTGATCCGATGGAGTAGCCATGGGGTGCGGATGTCGTCACGACGATAGGGGTTGCGGCGCTGGTGCTTGTGATGGCAACCGCGGTCGGAGCCTGTCTCTCCTCAATCTGTTCCGGTTCGGAGAAATCCACAATGCCATACGTTACCGGGATCACGACTGTTGTGTTCGCTGGAAGCGTGATGTAGACCGAGTTCTGTACGCGCTTCGATGCGCCAGTGATCTTGGAATACATCGTGCGGTATGGCTCGCCGAATAAGGAACCCGACCCCGGCGTACCGCCAGAGGTTGCACCCGTGAGGAGGAAATTGTTGGTGAAGAGTTCGCCACCAGAAATCTGCGTGTCCGCCAGCATCGTTCGGACATCATCGAAAATCTCTTGCAGCGTACATTGAGCCATGGCTTATTGAAGTGTGGGCTTGGGGGCCTTTGGCTGCTTGGGGGCCTTTGGCTGTGGAGTCGGTTCCGGGTCTGACTTGGGGTCGGCCGCGGCGTCCACATCGACTGTCGGCGGATACGGTTGTACCCCTACATGCTCTGGGAGAGCATCCCGCGCTTGAATCTCGCGCTTCCGGATGTCATCCACTCCGATGCGATTGGCGAAACCGGCCGGGAAGTTCACGTGCGACGGATACTCCGCGCCAAGCCGGTATGGATTCACCGCCTCATGGCGCGTGCTATCCATGCCGTGCTTCCAGCCGCATGCCTGACAGCCGAGCGCGTTGAGAGTGTGATCGCAATTGGGACACAGCATAACGTCTCCTTATACCGACTGTTGAGCAGCCGCCTTCTCGATCTTGAGCAGATGCGCCGGAGTTTCCTTCACCTGACGATTGCACGACGGGCACACGATAGCCTGGTTGCTGATCATCGTGGTACACCACGGGCACGGGCCGCTGTCGCTGGCCATGTCGCGGTGGCTCCACTCGCGCTTGTACCCTAGCCAATCCGCGCCGAGGCGCATTGTGTCGGTGATCTCTTTCCAGTTATTCTGCTTGTGCAGCCGTTCGCCTTCGGTGAACAGGTACTCGAAGTACATCGACTGCATGGCCATCATGGACCTCAACTCGCTGACGCTGGGTCCAGGAAGGTCCCCCGTGTCGGCGTACTTCTTCAGTTCGACCTTCATCGGCACGATCTCAATGAGTCCGGGGGATGCCCCCTGCGGGACGTTGAACAGCCCGCCCGTGTGTTCCTTCAAGATGTCCGCGACAATCGTTTCCACCGCAACCGGCTTCGGAAGGCGCGGCTTCTGCGGGTTCTGGTTGCCCATCGCGGACAGCGCAGTGATGTCGAGGACACTCTCGAACGAGTCGTAGATCGGCAACACGAACGCCCGCTCGCCACGCGCGACTGGCTCAAAAACAAATGCCGTGGACCGTTGGGCCGTGGGGCCTTCGCTGTTGCGGCTGGGTCCGTAGTGCCGGCGAATGGTGGGAAGTTGTCCGGGGTAGATCGAGGCGATGAACTTCACGTCGGGGATGTATCGGGCCATTTAGACTCCTGTGCGGATAATAGCACGGGAAAGGATAGGGTGGGTATAGAGTAGCGCGGGAGCGGAGAGTTCTTTTGAAGGATGATGACCACTTCCCCCGAAATTTGCCATCCGCCCCTAGGGAACGCTGTTTTCTCCCGCGCTACTTGGTAAGGAGTTGAAACGTTGGAGGTATCGTATCACAGCAATAGGGACTTTACTAGACCCGATCCCGCCGCGTCCAAGGAAAGCTGACAAACCCGCCGCGCTTGCCCGGAGTGGGGTTCAAATACGCCCCGAACGCATCGCGCACGCAATCCTCGATCTCGCGCCGCTTCGCCGCCTCGCGGATGTCCTCGCTCGCCAGCATATCTCCTAGCCGCGCATCGAAGCTCAGTCGAGTCTGCTCTTTGACAAACGCGATGAACGCCTCGGTGTCGTTGAGGTTGGGCTCCCGGTCGCCACCCGGGGAGCGCGGCAAAAACGCATCAGTCGGGACGCGCCACCCGCGCGAGGGAAAATCCGCGCCGGGGAACCGCGCGTTCCACATCTCCAGCAGCCGCGCGTCGGTGGGTCCGCGGCCATCTGGCAGCGGGTCACCATGCTTGCCGATCCACCCCCAGATCAACTCCTCTGCCGTGAGGAGCTTCGTGACATACCACGCGGAGTTGCGCACCTGACGGTTTGCCACGTAGTCTGGCACCACGAGTTCCTCGGTACAAGACTCAACCCCGCCGCCGATGATCGGCACGTCGAACGTGCGCATCTTTTTCGTGCTCTGTCCGGTCCGGAACGCGGGCCAGAACAGCTTATCGGAGTGTTTCCACGCAAAGATGGAGTGTCCGTCGCGGCGACCGAGTTCGCGGCCAAGGAGATTGTCGAGTACCGATACCGCTTGGGGGGAAATTGCCATAATCAGTTGTGATTATAGTGTGGTGGGGTGGGGATGCGCAATGTGTAACAATGACCTTGTGAAATGGTTGTTCGTCGCTGCGCAGGTGATCGCGCTCGTGCGCCTGTTGTGGGTCCGCTTCCCTTACCCGTGCTTCCTCGCCGCTCTAACGCTCTGGACGGCCCAGGCGCTCAACGTCACGCTCGTAGCCCCGCTGGCCAGCAACCCCAGCGAATGGACCCGCACGTGGTGGCGATACCCTGAGATCGCGCTCATCATCGCCACCACCGCGGCTGTCATGGAAGCACTCGGGCGGTCACGGAAGCACGTGGAAGACTACCTGAACAGGCTCCTGCTACTGATATCGGCCGGCGCGCTCGCATTCGTCATCGTCCTGACTGGGATCTGCTTTGTCGCGCCGTTCCACGGCGATGACCAGGACCGGTTCAATCAACTTAGAGCGTGGTCATGGGCACTCATGGCGCTCTGGATGGTCGCATCGGACCTGCTGCTCACGCTGAGAGGCGTGGATCGTCCCACGGACGCCTGCTGGCACGCACGTCTGCTGATGGCGGTGATGATCGGGAAGATGTTGGTAGCGCCGTTGGTAGCCGCGCCAGACGAGGTGTGGCGTGACGCGCGGGCCGCGTACCGTCCGCTTGTGATTCTCGCTTGCTACTGTTGGGCTACTCGCTTCCCGCGCCGGCCGACCGTACCTGATCGGGAGACAGGTCATGGCGAATTGCCACCAGCTCAGACCGCACACCGGTGAGCGCCGCGCGGATCTCGCGTTGTAGCTCGCGCTGATGCACGCTTGGACGCCGGAATCCGAGGAATAGCATTCCGCATGCACCGCCCAAGAACCCCACGAGAATAAGACCAACCGCCGCAAGTACGCTAGCCATTTAAGGCAATTGTACTATGCGTACGGAACCGCACGGGTTAAATTTATTCGGGCGGCGGCGGTGACGTGGGAGGTGGGTCCGTGTCGGGCGGGAGTTGCGGCGGTTTCGGCTCGTCTGCTGGTTCGTCAGACGCGCTATACGTACGGCGTCGGCGAGTAGCGGCGACTGCGGTTTTATTACGACTCATGTAGTTTATCCTTTCAGAATGAGTTTGACGATGACTTCGTAGAGCAATACAGCAACGCCGAGTGCGCCGACCGCCCTCCACTTAAACTCTTCGAGCGAGTCTAGGCGCGTGTGGATGCGGGTCAACTCACCTGGCTGGCCGTTGCCCAGCAGGTAATGGTCCAGACGGTCTAACACCGTCTCGATTTTGGTCAAGCGGCTCTCGATTGCGATGAGTCGGGTTTCGAGCATCAGTACTCCCTATCTATGATATTACCCTTGGCGCGGGGCCGCTGGGGTCACGATTTCGCTTCGATGATCTTCTGCTCCACCGTGGCAGTCGTACCGGGGTCCGTGGCCGGCTGGGGCGGTCCGGTAGTCGCAGACATGCTGAGTGTAGATGTGCCGCCTCCTGGAGAGGGAGGAATCGGCGGCAATCCAGGCGTGCTCTCGCCGGTCAGGTGGCGCAGCAGCGCACCGACCGCCATCCCGAACGGGACCGACACCGACATAAAGAATGCCCCGTCCGATCGGAACCAGAACTCGGCACCGAACATGGCCAGGAGCAGGATGATGGACAGGAATAGCAGGATCACCGCTGTCCCGGCGTTGCTGGCTACTTTCATGTGACTCCTTTGACGGGCCGTTGTCGCGACTCAATCACAGCCACGCGCTGGATCAGATTATTGATCTTGTCGTCGTGCCTGCCGATCATGTCGCAGGCGATGTCGTACGCCGCGAGCTTGGACGCCGCATCGTGCCGCCACTTCCGCAGCGCCTCAACCTCGATCTTCATTTCGCTGATCATGTAATTCATCCGACTGAGCAGAGCCACGAACCCGATCAACTGGGTAAGCAGGACAGCACCGAGCGATACCCATTGAAGGATCATCTCCACCTTATTTATCGGACCGGTGCGGACATTGGGAAAAGTCGCTTGATCTCCGCGCCAACTGGGCCGCCGGCGTGACCCGCTGTGAATGTAGTCGGATTGTTCACGCGGAACCCGAGCCTCACCCATTCGTACGCCGCCATGGGCGTGAACTTGGGATTGAACCCGGAGTCGTTGTTCACCTTGCCGAACTCTGATACGCACCCGGCCAGCGTCGTCACTGAAGCATCCATCAGCGTGCACCACGTCAGTAGCTTGCGCGTCGTGTCGGTGAATTGTGGGTTACCGGATTGATCGTGGGTGCCAGGAGGAGACGGGCTCGTGTAGTAGTTTGTGGCACTCACAATAGTGATCGTCCCTGAGCACGTCGCCGTTCCGTTTGTCAGCACTGCGGTCGTGGGGCTGGCAGAATATCCGCTGCCGCCCGCTGTGATGGATAGCATGGTCGACGCGGCGATGGTGTCCGTGCCGGTCAGTGCGATCGTTCCAGCGGCACTGCTGCCGCCGCCGTTGAACGTCCCGACGTTGCAGGTTTGATTCGCGGACCCCGTGACGGTCGCGCCGCTCACGTACTTCGCCTGACGCACGACGCCCGACGTGGCGTTCTGGTAGCCCCCGTTCCCGCCACCACCCACGTTGGAGAAGTTGTACGTCCAGTTGTAGTCGAGGCCGTTGTAGGACCCGTCCTGCACGAACGTGGACCCGGACAGGATGGAGTAGGCCAACGCGCCGGTTGCGCATGTGGTCAGACAGTAGGCGATGTTGTCGGTCATCGCCGCGAACCCGCCCGCCGTGGTACCAAGGCCGGCTTCCCATCCACCACCACCGCTGCCGCCCGTCGCGTCGGACCCAGTGTGCCGAGCGAAGTAGGTGTTGTTCTGAACAGTCGATACACTGGACGCGCCGGGTCCAATCTTCAAATGGACGGCGTTCATATACTGCGTCGCCTCGGTCGGTGGCGGCAGCACCACTCCGTTTTTCTTAAGGTAGGTCCCGCCCAAGTTGGAACTGTCGCCACCCCCGGAAGAGTTTCCCGATCCGGCCACCGATTCCGTGATGAACCCGTCCAGTATTTGCGCTCCCTGGTACGCCTTGGGGCCGTCGAGAAAATAGGGCTCCTGCCCACCGGTGGTGCAATTTCTGACGCCATAGATTCTCGTGACCGACCCCGATTGCAGGCCCGGGAAGTCCATTGACGTTTGGCAGGCGGTGGAGTAGCTGAACATGTTCGACCACTGCTGCGCGTTGAATTGACTGGGCGCGATGGTGACAAAGTAGTTCCCCGCCCCCGCCACTTGGGAGTTGAGTATCCAATCGTGGACGTAGAGGTTGACATTGCCCGCCGACAACGTTTCCAGTGTAATTGGGCCTTCGCTGTAGATATAGTTGATGGTCCACAGCGCCGTTGTCTTGGAGAACGTCAGAATCATCGTGCGCTTGTCCGTGCGCGTCGGACTGAAGAACGAGGTGTGAGTGATCGAGTAGGTTTGGCTGTTCGCGTCCCCGCGGAGCCACAGCACGCCGGAGCCGGTGAACGAACAGTAGTTGCATGACCACGCGTACGTCGATGGGCCGTTGGTGTCGTGCGAGACGCACCGGTTTGCGCGCGACACGGATTCAGTTGCCGCCGTTCCGCACCCAGTAAAGTTGGCGTACTGAAACTGCATCTGTCCGCCGCCGATAAACCCGCCGTCATCGAATCCGCCGAAGTCCCCGCTCATGGCGAAGTTGGTCTGATTGAAGCGATGGCCGTTGGTGCTAGTCGATCGCAGCAAAGCGACCGTGTTGTCTTTCGCTCCGATATGCCACACGTAGGCTGGCGTTCCGCTCGCGAGGCTGGAGTCATGGACGAGCGCGGAGTCGGGCCCGTACGTCCACGTCGCCTCGCACTGCGAGACATCACCTTGGATCTGGAGCGTGCCGTTGACATTGAGGACGCCCGTTCCGCTGGTGGTTGAGCAGGATATCGCCACGGTACCCGCCGCGCCGGACGTGCCGACTACCGCCGTGGTGCTGGCTGGGATCGTGATCGTGAAACTGTCGGCCAACACTACAGTGTCGCCCGCCACGGGCGCGTGGCCGCACGACCAGGTCGCCCCCGTCCAGGTGCCGGTGGATTGCGAGGTGCAGGTAGCGGCGAAGGCGGGGATGGAGAGGGCGAGTAGTAGTAGGGTTCTCATTGTTGGGGCGTCCTGTGTACGATTTTGGGCAGGGCTGGCTTGAAGGTGGCTATAGAGCAGTTGACCTGGCTACCCGTGCTCCAACTCCACGTGGGATTCACGGACGCCGCAGATGTCTGAATATAATACGCCGCCGACTGGCCGAAGTTATTCCCCGCGCTATAGGCGGCGGTATTGGTTATTGTCATCGTCGGAGTAGCCACAGCGGTGCCTGTTATTGACGCCGCAAACGCGAGCCCAGAGACAACAAGTTCGTTATCCTGCGATGGCAATCCGCTGGCACCAGGCTGAACGCTTGTCCCGTTATTCGTTCCCCCCGTGCTCTGCTGATCGAACGATGACGCCGTAGCCACACCCGAGAAGATCATGACGCAAATCGCGGGAAACGTAGCCACGCCATTCGGAATTGTGAAGGTCTGTGTCGAACTCACCGTCGCATTCTCAGCGTAGTAAATCGCGTGAAGGGTACTTGAATTGGTGACCGTGTTCAACTTGGTGTAGGTATTTGCCGAGGTTGAATCAGTCGGCGTGGCCAAGGTTGTGAAGCGGACCTCAAAAATTACTATGAGGTGGTTCGTTCCTGCCGTGCCGTCTATCGCGCTGGTGGTTACGGTCGAAGTGCTACCGGAAGCGCACGTGCTTGCCTCCAAGTGGATAGCGGCGTGCGCGGTCGCGGCAAGGAGAAAAATGGTTAGGGTGCGTAGCATCAGTTCACCGTGTAGACAACCATGACCTTGTAGATGACCGGGGTTCCGGCAAGCGTGCTGGTGCTGGTTTCGATATAATCTCCGGCCCCTAACGCCGTGGTCGATACCGTGATACTGCCGGATGACGTAGTCCCATCAATGCACGTTTGGGACGTCGCCGTTCTAGCGCAGGCGGGGAACCCGCCGGTGAGAGTCGCCAGCGCTCCGCTCAGCAGATTGGTGTTGGTCCATGCCGTGCAATTCCCACCGGTGATTGTCGAGCAATGCCGCTTCTGCACCTGGACGCTACTGGTGCCGGCGTCGGCATCAACTGCGATCTCCACTACCGTGGAAGCCGCTGGAACCTTGCACTGCTTCATCTGTGGAGCGAGGTCCAGAGCCACCAGCGCAGCTCCATTGTTGGCTCCGATCACGATATCGCAGACGCGGGTCGTGTTCCCGACTGGACCCGTGGGTCCTGTTGGCCCGACCGCGCCGCTACCATTCCCGGAAGAGATCAGAACAACGCCATTGAAGGCCCCGCTGAATGTCACAGTGGCTACGTTGGTGGATGTCGGAACGATATCAAGTACACTCACAGTGCTCGACAATCCTCCGAGGTCCGCTCCCGCTCCTGCGACGATCCACGGAGCAACACTTGTCCCGGTTGCGAAGTTATGAGTGATAACCATACAGGGATTACTGTTGGTCCCACACGTCGGACTGGCCGTGCAACTTCCCCCGCCGCTAGTCGAACATGTCGAACTACCCGTGTTGACCGTAGCCGTGATGGCCGACGCCAACGTGGGATTCGCGCCCGTCGGACCGGTCGGACCAGTAGGCCCTGTCGGACCCGTTGCGCCTGCCACGCCCGCGCTTCCTGTCGGTCCAGTGGGACCAGTGGGACCGGCGGGGCCGGTGGGGCCGGTGGGTCCGGTGGGTCCGGTGGGTCCAGTCGCACCGGTTATCGCAGGCGGGACGCTGGTACTCTGCGCCGACAGGGATGCCGCGATGATGCCGCAGAGAAATATCGGGAGGATTGCGGCCAGCCGCCTCATCGGATCACCCCCCTCACAGAGCAGTAGATCGACGATGCCGTTCCTGCAAGCCAGGTCGCGCCGCCATCGGCACGCGTGCCTCCAGGCCACGCAATCACGGTGATATTGTTGACTGTGGTGTTCGGAATTACGGTAGGCACAATCGGCAGAGCCGCGGACTGCGCGTCCGACACGGTGAAGGAATGGTTTCCGCCGTTATTGTCTGCGCACGAGATGAGGTCGATATCGCAAGTCCTGTTCGCTTGCAAGTCGATCCCGCCGCTGATCACCCAGTTGCCGGCCGAGACGTTCCACGTGTGGATCTTCAGCGCTCCGAACGGAGGCCCGGAAGTGCTGACGACGGTCGTACACCCGGAACACGTAATCGTCGCCGTTGGCAGGGGATTGTTGACGTAGATCGTCGGCGTCCCCGGTGCACCAGCGGAACCGCCCACCACGCCGCCATAGATCGTCACCACGCCAACGTCAGCGGCAGTGCCACCCGACAGGGTAGCCGTCTTCGTAGACGTAATCAGCATGTCCGTGGTGGGGAAGCGGATGTACTCCGGGACCGTCGCGCTCGCCGAGCCGCCCATTGTCAGGACGGTAGCCGACGTACGCGCCACGTCCAACGTTGACCGCGAGCAGATTCGCTGCGACGTAGTGGAGAGCAGTTCCCGGAACTGGAAATGATCCCCGCCGACAGGAGAGGTGGAGAGGTTCGGGTAGGTTTGGGATGGAATGGGATCGGGAACCAGCGCGTTCGATGGCTGGCCCCATGCGGCAGATGCCGCCACGATGAGAATCAGGAGATATTTCGGCATCATTTTTTCCATGTCTGTTCGGTAACGAGCATGTGGATCGCTCCCACGCTCATGTTAAACTCTTTGGCCAACTCTTTCAACGTGGCCCCGGTGGCTCGTTTGGCTATAATCGCCACCCGCTGATCTTGGGTGAGTTGCCGTTTCTGCGGCTCCCTTGGACCGACCACTCGTCGCCAATGCTTGCCTTTGACGAGGGGGATAATGGAGCCTAGCGTAACCCCGTACTTGGCACTCAGCGCCAGTAGCGTCATTCCCGCGGCGCGATCCACCAACACCTGCCCAGCGAGTTCTTCGGTCAGGACTGCGGTGTGAATGCCGACGCCTCGCGGACGCCGATCTCGCGCAATCGCGTCGGCGCTGTTTTCCTTGTGCGTCCCTGGAATGCAATGGGCCGGATTGACGCACCACTTGTGGTCGCATGTGTGTCTCCCTAGGAACTTTCCGAGATCAACCCGGTTAGCAATAAAATACGAGATCCGGTGCGCCTTGAAACTCTCCGGCCCGATCCAGAATGTTCCGTATCCGTCCCCAGATGCCCCGGCGAACCAAGGCCAGCATTCATCGGACCCACCCTTAATGACCTTGGACCAAAAGCGGTCCAAGTCCTTTTGCGAAAGTCGCGGAATAGGTTTAGGCTTGTAGTCAGACATCTTGTTCTCCTTTCAAGAACAGGAAGTTCAGGGGCCGGGTTCGATTTGCTGTCGAATTCCAGCCCCGTTTTTATTGTAACCTAAACCATGCGTTGATGTCAAGCCTACTGACCGGCAGGTACCTGTAAGCTGTAGTAAACAACCGCGCAACCAGGGTCAACGCTATAAAGCTGTCTCGAGTTGACTAAATAGAACTGGAAGCCCGCTTGGGGGTTGCCGGTGGTGGCCGAGCGTCCGATAAAGATGCGCTGGCCTTCGGGAGTTTGGACGAAGTCGATGTCGGCGAGCTGGCACCAGCCGAAGTTGGACGGATTTAGCCAATCGACGCGGGCCTTGCTGGCGTAGCGGCTGACGTAGTGGGTCACATCGCCGGCCATAAAGGTGTCGCCGTAGTCGGTGCCCTTGGGGGCGATATCGATCATCTTGTCGGAGGGGCCGCGGAACCAGTTGCTGATCGTGATGCCCTGGAGGTACCAGGAAACGCGTTGGGCGGGGTGACAGACGCCGATGACGCCACTGTAGGCTTCCTCGTCGCGCCGCTGGATGAGTTGCGACTTGCCGCTGTACAGCAGGGACGGAGTGAAGAAGCCGGATTGCCCGTTAACGGACGGAGTGGCCAATTCGTACGCCGTGGTGTAGGAGAGTCCGCCCAGCGAGCCGCTGGTGGACGTGGTGTTGAACGTATAGATGCCGTTACGCCACGAGCCGGCCGCCGCGGTGTACGCCGTACGAGCTGCGCCGAGGCCCATGTTCGGAAACATGATCTGATCGGTGTTCACCGGAGTGTAGGTGCTGGTCCCGGACAGGGTTAGCGTATTCGACGCGAAGTTGATGCTCTTAACGCGGGCGCCGACGAATTGCAGCAGGAGGTTCGTGTCGTAGATGTCCACGAGGGCATTCGCGCCGCGGATGCGGTTGTAGCCGAACGTGGATTCGAGGTTGTACGTGACGTTCGTGCTGGAGATCGTCGGGGAGCCGGTTCCGTTGGCTTGCGCCAGAGTCCCAGTGGAATCCTGGAAGAGTCCGATCTCGTTGTAGAGCGCCATTTCGGAGATCGCCTTGCCGAGGGTGAACTGGAGTGCGTTCGTGATAGCCTGTTTCGCGTCCTTCGTGCCGTAGATGGCGCGGAGGGGCAAATTGAAGCCGATATCGTTTTCGAAGGTTCCGAACGCCATGAACGCACTGTTCATCATGGAGCCGGTGCCGAGATCGCCTCCGTCCAGGGAGATGGCCTGGTAGTCGCCACCGATGGAGAGCAAAACCGGAACGCGCCACGCGAGAACCGGGCCGCCGGCGGTGTATGTCGGAGATCCGCCCGATGCCGCGTCGGTGAACGCGGAGACTTGGTGTTTTTCCGCCTGCTTGTTGAACAAAGAGGCAAATTTGGACTGCTTTTGCGCGAGGAAATAGGACAGTTTCGGGCGAACCTGTTCCAACATTGTCGGAATGACGTTCGCCGTCTGAGCCGTGATGCTCATGATGGCCCCCTTAACGGGTGAGATTTATGATGTGGCGGGGCGGAGGTCTACTGAAAGACTTTAGCCCACTCCGCGTCGTACTGGTCGCGGCTCAAGCGAGCAGGCGGCTCACCAGCGCTCGGAGCGGGAGATGGGCGAGGAGTACCGGGCTTGGGGCCGGGTCTCTGCTGGCCGAGTCTCGCTTGAGTGGTGGCGTTAACGCGCTTTTGCGCGATTGCCGGTAGCACGCGGGAGACACGTGACAAAAAATCCTGGATGTATGCTTGGACGCGAGGCTGCAAGCCCTGTCCGGGCGAACCCTGCTGCCAAGTATGCCGGTAGTCCGACATGAGTTGATCAAAATTCTGTTTATGCTCGGTAAACCATTCCTGCTTCATCATCGTATCGATGACTTCCCGCTGGATTCCGGCCTTTAGATCGTTGTAAGCGACTTCGTTGAACTTCGCCTTGACTGGCGCGAGCAGAGAGTCGATCCGAGTTCCGAGTTGGGTGAACTTAGCACCCTCTACTGCGGTTTGGTTGAACGAAACCACGTCGCGCTTGAGCGCGTTCTGCTGGCGAGCCTCGAATGCCTGCTTTTCCTGCTGCCATTGCGCCTGAGCTTGCGCGGCGGGGTCCTTCTTGGGCAATTCCTTCTGGTAGTTTCCCGTCATGCCCCAATCGACGGACTGCGCGTCGAGGAGGTCCTGCGGGTTGCCCGTTTGCGCTGCCTTGTCGTAGAGCGACTCCACAACAGACTTGCCCATCGTGGAAACGAACTCGGCGTGAGCTTGCGGATTGACCTGCTTCAGGATCTGCGGGGCCATCTGCGCCATTTTCGCGAATGATCGCTGGAATTGGGCACGTGTCGCTGGGTCCTGATGGTTCCCCCCGGCCCAATGGTTGAGTACGCCGCGAATGCTATCGTCCGTGCCGTACATCCAATCGTTCGTGATCTGCCGTAGATCGGTCGCCTGCAGTGCGGCGGACTGTGCCTCTTGCGGTGTGGCGTAAATCTGACTGACCGCTTCCGTGTACTTCAGCGCGTTCTGAACCCTGGGGTATTCCCCCTTCGGCATCATGTACGCCTTGCCATCCGGGGATAACGCCCACGGAGAGTCGGTCGGTGCGGCGTCGGGAGCGGCGGCTACCGGCGCTTCGCCGGGGGCTGCGTCGGGTGCCTCATCGAACGGCAGTGCGGGTTCTTGTCCACCTTCGGCGCCGGGTGGAGTATCGCCAATCTCAGGGGACTCGTTCCCTGATGCGGAATCGTACGCATCGCCCAGCAACGCGCCAAGTTCGCCCGTGATGTCGTTACCGCCAAGAGGGGGACCGCCACTACCGATATCGCCGATGCCTACAGCAGCCATATGTTTAGGAGGATAGTACTTCTGAGGGCGGAATGCAAATTGAGTTGCGGGCCTGTTCCAGGTTCGCGATCAGCAGCAACGCGTATCCGCACCTGCATTCTACGCAATCGCGGAAATGTGTGGCCGTCGGATCGTGGTCTTTTTGGTGGACCCCAAGCGCGATAGCGAAGGCGTCTTTGTGCTCTGCGGACTCCCTGATTTCGGCGGTGTCTTCGAGCTTCATTCCCGCGTCCTTTCCGCCACGAACCGGTTGAACTCATCCCTCGCGCCAAGGCACCCGTTCGCCAGCTTCCGCCCCGTCATCGCCGCGATCTGATCCGTGAACGCCGTGCGCGGTCCGGTATACCGAGCGCTGTACTCGCGATGTGAGGCGGCAACGCACTGCACGTCCATTTCCGCGAGGATCTGGTCCTGCGCTTCGTGGACCAGCGCGACGGGCTCCGGCGTCTCAGGTGACGCGGATGCGCCACGGAGAGACGGGAGTGCGGAGAGCGCGATGAGGGCCTTCGCGGCGAATCGGCTCAGGATGCTCATGCGGCTATTGTACTGCACCTGCCGCACCAGCAGGCATCCCCTGAGGTGGCGGCATGGCTCCTGGCTTCAACGGAGGCGGCTGGATCTCCGCTTGCACCCCGGGAGGCTCAATCCCAGCCTTTTGAAGCGCCTGCGTGATAGCCTCATTTCCAAGATCCGAGCCCTTCAGCGACACCGCCACGCTCGCCTTTGCGGGAGGTACCACAGGCGGCACAACAGCCTTGGCCTCGTGCGCCTGACCGTACAACTGCACGTTCTCGTAGCCGTCCGGGTTCGATTCCTTGATATCGAAATTGGTGATCAGGTACGCCTTCGCCAACTTCCCTAAGAACTCGGAGTCGTCTTCCCAATCCGGCTGTATGCTGGCTTGCGGTGGCCCCGGCTGACCGGTCTGAGGATCTATCGGACCTGGTTGCGGTTTCTCCTGCAACAGCTTGCCGATGATGTCCATGCCCTTGTCGCGGTCGTCAAGGTGCGGCACGCGCATTCCAGGCATCCCGAGCAGTTCCTTGAACTCGTGAATGTTGAGCGGATCATCCAAGCCCCACGCCTTCAGGATTTCGGCTGGCTTGTCCAGCATCCACATCAGCAAGTCGCGCTGCTGGCCCCACGTCATGGGGATCGCTTCGTCGGCCTCGAAGTGGAAATTGCCGCCCTTCAGGTCTTCGATGGTGACGGTGATGGAATCGAACTTGCCGTACTCGTTCTCCTTCTGCTTGGAGAACGCCATCACGCCGTCTTCGTTATCGGCCAGCAGCTTGCAGCCCTTCTCGTAGACGCGCTCCAACGACTTGCCGATCATCACCCAAATCACGGACAGTTGCCGGATGGCGGCGTTCGTCTTCAACTCGCTCTGACGCGCGGTCGGGTCGGACGTGTCGCCGCCCCAGATGATGTCGAGCAACCCGGAAGTTTCGCGCGATGTTTCTTCCACCTGGCGGCGGAACGGAGGGATCTGTTCCGAGAACGTCACGGTCGTTTGCTGCGAAATCAGATCGTTCAACGTGCCACCCGGCGGCCGTACGGCGGGGATCAAATCTCCAGGATTGTCGCGTCGGCGTTGCCACGCGTCGAGATCCACGCGCGTTGGGTCCGCGAACCGGGGATCGTTGGACCGTTCAAGCGTCTCGTTGCACTGATTGAGGATATTGTTGAGCAAATCCTGAGTGACGATCCAATCGTCGCCCAGCGGCTCGCACATGATTCGCTTCGTCGGCTCCGGCTGGCATTCCTGCCAGTGGTTTATCACCTTGCGGTTTTCCAGATCGATGACGTGGCCTTTGACCGCCGTGATACGGATGCCGTCGGGGAAATTCTCGGCGATCAACTCTCGGATCGCCTTGTCGTCGATCAGCTCGTACTGCGCGGTAGTCCAGTCCTCCAGGATCACGCTCCAGCGGTTCTCGCGCTTGGGGCGCACGATGCCGATGGGGGACGCCATCGCACTGCGGACGCTCTCGCCGTACTGGAGGGACGCGGACTGGTCATCGAACGCGTTTTCTCCGCCCTTGACGGCTTCGCGCAAGGTGTCCCCGTACTTTTGGAGCAACTTCGCTTTCGGCTGTTCCATCTCCCGGCGAATCCAGCCGCAATCGTTCACCCCTTTACGTCCGTCGGCATCCAGCGGGACCGAAACCTCGCTCGCGTCGAGGATGTCGATCTCCAGGCCGCCCTTTGGCATCCGCTTTGGTGGAAGGTCCGCCGGCACGCTGGCTTGTAGCGGGTCCTGGTACATGCCGCCATCAGTCGGAGCCCCGCACTCTGGGCACTCAGGCCCATCGGACATCGCCCCGCACTGTGGACAAGAGATCCCGCCGCCGATCTGCGCTTGCTCCTCGGCAAGCTGCGGAACATCCTTCCATCCGTACTTGTCTCCGTCCTCCACCCATTCAATCGTCCAGAATGATGTGCCGAAGTTGAACAGAGAGAACACAAGCCACAGAACCATGACCTGAAGCTCGCACTGTTCGCGGATGTAGAGCGCGGCGTTATTCGCGGCGCGTGCCGCCCGGATATCATTTTCGGCGGACGGATTGTTCGGTACGGCTACCGCATTCGGAATGCGCGTGCCAAGGACTGCTTCCAGTTTCCGGCAATACCCGCGGTAGATGTTCTGCGTGTAGTCGTAGACGCCGTTGCTCTGACCCGCGCCGCCCATTGAACCACCGTCAATGCCGGTCGCATCTAGAAGCCCCTGGTACAGGGCAGGCGCGAAGTAGGCAAGATCGCGGTAGTAAAGCGAATGCTTGTGGATTCGGCGGAGAATCCAAACTCTATCGGCCTCTAACTCGTCCGCCATCTCGCTCGCTATAACGCGCGCAATCGGTTTGGCGAGTTTTGCGATGAGTTCTTGTTTGGATGGGGCGGCCTTCGTCGGTCCTAAGATTTCCATGTTAATATGTAACGAGGTGGAGAGCGTTGAAGCGCACCCCACCTCTCACCAAATCGCCTATCAAGGAGGCAAGATGGCTAAAGCTAAGTTTAGAACAATTCCAGAACTCTCCGCCCATCAGTCGAAATCCTTTCACGGTAATATCGACAAGAGAGGCATTGATGAATGCTGGCCATGGACTGGCCGCATTATGAAAAAACAGTCCTGCCAATACGGAACATTCTGCATCACCAAACCGTTCGGAGAAATTCCTGCGCATCGGTTGTCTTTCAAACTCCATAGCGGAATCGACCCGGCGCATCTGTGGGTGCTCCACCGATGCGATAATCCGATCTGCGTCAACCCCTCGCATCTGTTTTTGGGAACGTTCCAAGACAACGTTGACGATATGGTCAGAAAGGGACGCCACATGCACGGAGACGGGCACTACCTGCGACAGCATCCCCGTTGCGGACAGGCGCACAATCGTGCATCGCTCACAGACGCGGAGGCGCTGGAGATAAAGTCCATTTACCCCGCTGGGGGGCACACGCAGAAGGCGCTCGGCCAGCGTTACGGTGTTTCGGAGGCTTGCATCCAGAAAATCGTAAGCGGCAAAAATTATAGCCACCTGAAGGTGTGACCTTGGCTTCGATGGCGCGGGTTTGGTGGGGCCGAGGATTTCCATGCGCTAAACCGGTTCCCCCTGAACCTCGTTCATCACGGCCCCGGCGACTCCTTCCCCCATATGCTTAGCGACTACAGCGAACCTGGGATGGAGTTTCGCGAGCACCGCCATGTCCACATCCCTGTGCATTTGGCGCACTCGCGAGATGGCGGACCTAGCCGTTTCCTCGCTGGCCTTGAACTGCCGCATGTCTGGCGGCTTCTCCTCCACCCGCTCCGTCATCAGCTTCACGTTCAACGCGTCGAGGCTTTTCAGCCGATCCTCGGTAATCCGCTGAAGGTCGCCCCGTACCGCCGCAAGTTCCGCGATCAACCGTTCCACCTCGGAGCGCCGCTCAACAGCCAGCACCTCGGCGGAGATGCGCGCGGCGCGTTCGCGAGCGAGGTCGGTATTCAGCCGCTCCATGTCGCGCTCGTATTCCGCCTCCATCCGCACGGCGGAATCTAACGCCTGCGTCAACGCGGAGACGCGCTCGGACTGCCGTAGCCGTCGCCAGAGATTCACTGAGTTGCGTCCTCGGTCGGAGCCTTATCGTCCAGGTCCGGTTGTTCCCCGTCTTCCGCGACCGGCTCGAAATACTGGATGCACGCATCGTCCGGGTCGAAAACCCCTTCCACCGCAGAGCACGCGCCCGTGTCCGGCGAGTAGTTGGCGCAGTCAATGCAATGGCGATCTGCCTTGACTACGCCAGCCTCTTCGGGAGACGCCTTTCCTTCCCGCTTGGGCTCTTCCATCCCGGGAGGCGGCATCTTGCCCTCACGCGGACTCGGACCAGATTCCATAACCGCCAATTCAGGTGGCGGAGACTTTGCCATGCGGACACCTCGATTAACGCTACCACACCCTACGCCAAAGGCACGCTGAACACTGGCGCGAAGAAAATCCAACTGCTCCCGTTCCACTGCACAGGGAACACGGTAGCCCGCAACGGCCCCGGATCAACCGTCACTCCGATGTCCGTGATGAGGTTGGTCGGCAACGCCACTGTCCAGCCACCGGTCGCGTTCTGCACCAGGCGAAGCCAGAACCGCTGGCCGGTCGGGATACTCCCTGAACCGGCGTACGTGAACGTCATGCTCGCGACGTTCGCCGTCAGCGTCATGCTGATAACGTCAGCCAACGAGGAATCAATCGCGGGTGTCGTGGAGAACGCCATCGTAGATTGATTGAGCTGGCTTCCGCTATCCACCGATGCGATGAAGTTGAGGTTGTCGGCCACATTGAACAGGCCGAACGGGATCAGCGCAGCCTTGCGCGACGATGCCTCAAAGTTTGCGAGTTTTGCGAAGTAGGCGGGCGATCCCATATGCTTCCTACGCCAAATTCTACCACGCCCAAAACAAAAATCACCTAAAATGTACAACATGAAGGCATTCCCGATACTTCTCGCCATCGCGTCCGCGCTCTCCGCCCAGCAGGTGGACTGGGTTTCCCAGGTTCGCAACAAACCGATCACCTCTGGCGGATTGACCGATTCCACTCGCCTAATCTGGCAGCAGGCTCCAACCTCTCCCGCCACCCTTACAGCCGCGCTTATGACTGTTACGCTTGCGCCCTGTCCGATTGGGTTGGCCGGCGCGGATACGAATCACTGGATCTATATCGCTGGCACGGGGACTGCTGAATGGCGGCTGATTTCAGGCGGAACATGCACGTCGGGGGCGTCCACGGGCACGATCACGTTCACGCCTGACAACAGCCATGGGGCGGGGTACACGGTCGGGAGTCCGAACGGGATCTACGAAGCGGTCGCCTACGCGGGAGCCGGGGCGACGATCACCATTCCGGCTGGAGTTACGAACACCTGCAACCTATACATTCAGGCCGGCGTGACACTTACCGGCGCGGGGAGCTTTGTTGGTTACCCGTCTCTCGGCGTCGGCGCGACCAATCTCAGTTGCGGAATCGCCAGCATTCCAACGCTGGTCACCAACGCTACGGCGGTGACGATTCAGAACATGGAGGTGGCGCACTCCATCCTCCCCACTGCTGGCGGGTATGGGGTGAAAATCGCTGGTAACTTTCCCACCATCCGCAATGTGCTGGCGATTAATAATTATGCTGGGTACTTCCTTAGCGGCCCTGGCGGAATATTGACCCAAGGCATCATTGCGGATTCGTTCGCTACCCAAAGCGTCGTAGCCGGTTACCTGTGCGACCCTACCGCCACAGGATTTCAGATTGATATCTATGGGAGTTGGTCCACTGACAACGGCCTGCATGGTCTCGATTGCACCGTGAACGGGGGGCTCGGCAACGTCACCGGCCCAAGGCTGACGGGATTCAAGACCTACTCCAACAATGGGAACGGGGCACTGTTTAGTGCTGGTGCTGGCAGCGCGATCAGCAATGTGTCCATTCAGGATAGCTTCTTCGGCTCAGACAACTCCGACGAAATCAAGATGGACACGCGCGGCGTCCAGAACGTCATTCAGAACACCCGAGTGGAACTCGCTGGTCAGATCGACAATCCCAACGTCGGCTACAACGCCGCGACGGTTGTCAGTGCGGCACACACTGGATATGGAATCCTCGTCACCGCAAACAACAATCCAACGACCGGAGCGCCGCTGCTGATCTCCGGCGTAGTCGCTGGTTCCGCCTCGTACTCCGGGATCGGAGCGGCTGGGCCACGCACTGTCATCGTCGGCGGGAGCTTCAACCAGAACGGCAAATTTCCCAGCAATAACACGCACAAGGCCGGGATCAGTGTTCAGGACACCGGCATCACGATAGATGGCGCGTGGTTCGGGTCACAGAACCAGATTTACGGCATCGAGGTCAATAACGCCAGTCCCATCCCGCTCGCTCCGTTTGGCGTCAACTACTTCGATCCGGGCCTTACCGAACTCATCAGGTGGGACCAGGCGGTGACCGCATTCGGACCGCAGATCGCTGCCTACGCGCCGCGCCGGTTCGGGTCCTCCTGCACCACGGCTGGCACAGTCGGAGCCGTCTGCACGTCGGCTTACACGATTACTCCGGCGTTTGTTGACGCTCTATACACGGCCACGTGTACCGTCACGGGCGTAACCTCGGGAGCGCCATCGGCACCCGTGGCGGTCGCCACCAGCGGGAGCACGCTAACGGTCACGATCATGGCTGGTACAGCGGTCGCGGCGCAGGCGTCTGGCGTGGCCTGCATCATCATGCACGACTGACGCTCTTACATCCGCGCGAACCGGTGCCCCATCAGCCGGTCACGCCGCACCTGCGCTCGTCCCACCGGCGGCCACGCCATCTCGCGAACCTCCGGGACCTCGGGCACCGTCCGCGGCACACAGACCGCCAGCAGCAACGCCTCCACGAACGGGGACACGTCAAGGTCCTTGCGAAATGCTCCCAACTCCGCGATCAACCCGGCGCACGACGGGTGAATCTTGATCTTCGGCCACTCGCCCGTCACCTGCCCCTCCACCATCCCAAGGTACCGGTGATACTCGCGCAAGTCCGCCTCGGCCAACGCCATGGCCTTATCCCGCTCGTACGGCAACTGCCGGAAGTCCGGAGGTTGGAATGCCAGCAGCCCGCGCAGCCGATCCAACGCCGCGTCCGACTCCTCCTCCACCATCTCGCTTCGGATACGCCCTCCTTGCAGCCGAACCCGCGCCGCGTTACGCGCATCCCATCCGCCATCCTCCGGCTCATACGCCAGCAACGAAGCCTCCATCATCTCCGCCCACGACCCCACCGGCTCGACCGGCGCGAACGCGTGCTTCGGCAGGAATATCTCGTACCCCGCTCTCCCTGCCCGGATCTCCCGCACTCCCAACTCCGGCAATACCCGCCGCGCAATCTCTCTCCCGGCCACCATCGCGTCCACCCCAACCAAACTCAACTCCCCCGTGACCCTCAGCGCACCCGTCCGCAACTCCGCCATCCACAACGCTGCCCGCCCTGGAATAACCGCGACGAACCGCCGTGCCCCAGCGTCAACCCTCTCCCCAGACACATGCACCGCCGACGTTGGCTCCCCCATCCGTGGCGCAACGCGGAACTCCGGCACTCCAGCCCTTGCGCTCGCATCGTACAGCCGCTTCAACGCCTGCGACATCGCGTCCGTGTCATCGTCATGTTTCGCTCCCTGCCCCGCCGCGAACTCCGCCAGCAACTCCCACACCCACGGGAATAGGTCCGGGTTGGGCAAGTAAACATTCCCCGCCTCCACGTACCCCGAGATGGCCGCCACTCGGCTCCACTTTCCCCCGGCAGGGTTCACCGCGATCAACCCCGGTATCTCGTTCTTCAACGCATCGATCACCGCAGGGCCGTTGGCTTTATCCTCGACCAACTTCTCCGAGCACGGCACCCGCTCGCTCATCCTTCGGACGGCCGCCAGCGTCTCCAGAAACGTTCGATGCTCCGAGTCCCGCTCCAGCAGGTACGAGTTACTTCCAATTCTCCCCCACGCCTGCCCCGCCACGGTATCGTTCTCATCCGTCCCCTTAAACGCCATGTCCCACGACTGCACCACTTGCTCAAACACCGCCGGCAACTCCACCGGCGCAATCTCCGCAAACGTTCCGTCCCCAATCGCCAGCCGCACCGGTCTCGGCTTTCCCTCCGCGTCCACCACTCCCATGCCGGGAGGATTGTAGAACCGGAACCACTCCCGCTTGAGCCCATTCTTGCCACCAGCAGCCGGTTTCTGGTTAAATTGGCCTGAATTTTGGGACGCGAAGCCCCATGCCACATAGTTTCCGGTCGTGGTGGTTAGCCCGTAGACCGGCATATACCCAAGCGGACGCATTGAAATCACGTGATGGTTTTTTTTGTCCTTGGATCGATGCACGGGCTCAGAAAGAGATTTCCCAGCCATCCACAGGCTATCGATGATCCTCTGCCGTTTGACCATGTGGCAGTGAGCTAGTATCTTAATTTTTGACGACCGTCCGCCGTGAATATTATAAATTCCCGACTCGTGCCATTTAGGATTGTCTTGTCTCTTTTTGACGCGGCCATCTTTGTCGCGTGCGCCACGCCAAACTGAATACTCGAAGCCAAGCCGCGGGATCACCCTCTCCAGTTCGGCTTGAACGTCAGGATTTTTGGCTGATTGGCTTATTGATACCAGGTTCTTTTGGCAGCAGCTCCCCTCTCCATCGATCATGCCCCCGAGCCAGTCGTATAGTCTTTGGTCCTCTGCGTTGCAATCTCCGCTGGGAGTGTATACGGAATGAAGTTTGCTTCTCACCTTTAGCGGCAAATAGGATGCTCGGTTGCGTCCCTTTGCTCTGTACCATTTATGGTCTTTAGTGCAATGGACCGTGCGCCCACTGGAAAGAGAATATTCGTACACCATCTGTTGCGAAACGCTAATATCGGTGACGCGGCATTTAGTTAACGACGCCTTGAGTTTGTGCCCGTGGACTTGCCCCACCTGCAACCTGGCATCGTTCTCCGGCTTGACATACCCAACCAACTCATCCCCGACATTCACGTCCTTGATCTGTTTTTCTGACCAGTCAGCCATCAGTATCGGCGTGTATCCAGGCGTGCAGTAATGCTGTCGCTGTTCTCTTTTCAAAAGATCCGTCTCTTCCGGCCCCAATCGCTCCGGAAACAGCAACTCCCCATGCCTCGTCCTCGGGTCCGGATACGCCAGCGGCCCAATCGTCCGCGCCCCATCCCACTCGTTCGGAATCACCACCTGCTCCCAGCCGCCCATTTCCAACAGGTACTCCGTTAGGTCGCCGCCGTACGATGCCCGCTGCTGAATGACTAGCCTACAGTCCGTCTTCGGATCGATATTCCGCGAAGACATCGAACCCGAGTACCACTCCCGAACCGATTGCGGATACGTCTCCGGCTCCTTGTTCATCCTTTCCAGATCATTCGGATCGTCGATGATGACCACCGACCCACCCTCACCAAGGACGCCGCCCTCGACCGACGCGATGATCCGGAACCCGCCCTTGTCGTTCTCAAACCGGCCCTTCTCGTTCTGGTCACCAGAGAGTTGGAACTTGGAGCCCCAGCGCGACTGGTACCACTGCGAAGCAATCAGGTTTCGACACCGGCGCGAGTCCCTCTTCGCCAGCGTCAAGCCGAACGACGCCGCCAAAAACTTCTCCTGCGGCGCCTTCAGCCATCGCCACGCCGGGAACGCCACTGAAACCAGGGAACTTTTCAGCATTCTGGGGGGCACATTAATTATGAGACGGCGAATCTCCCGCCTCGACAACGCCTGCAAATACTCGCAAAGCATACTGATGTGCCAATTTTTCTGGAATGGTACCCCAGGCTGCAACGCCGGCCAAGACTGCTCCAGAAAGAACTCCAAACTCTCCTCGCAGTACTCCGCATCCGCCTGCAACTCTATCGCCCGGATCGCCTCCTCCGCCACCCGCAACGCCCTGTCAGACGTGTACTGGCTCGGCGGCCTCTTCCCTGTGGCTCTTGGCATGAATCCAGACTACCACTCTGGACGCACTGGCTCCCCCTTGTCGCTCAAGAGTCCACACTTATCCATGGGATGCTTATGCGCAATCCCTGCCGCTGTGTTCTGCGGAGTTCTCAAAAGCATAAAGGTTTGATCGGTTCTGGTCCGCACCATCCCATATTTAGTGCGGCCCGCAGGCTCTTTACCCTGAGACAGCCAGCCTCAGGAGGCCCCGTTACCGGCGATTCGCCGTTGGGTTCCCGATCTCCCCATCATGCAACTGGTCGCAACGATAGGCTGGTAACGCTTGGGTGTAGGGTTCGCTGCTCATCGGCCAAGACACCGCCGAAATCCCTTGAATCATTTCGTCTGGAATTGTCGCACATAACACGAAAGCCGTCAACAATGGGATATTGACGGCTCTGTGGAAATGAAACACGAGATGTAGCACTCACATCTTATCACAAACCACCAGTGCCTTGCCACCGGATTTTTGCCCGGAGAATTTTGGGGTCCAATTGTCTAACCCTATTCGCCTTTGCCCGGGCGCGCATCGATTTCCGCACAGGGGCCACGGGGTCCTTCGGGCGGCCCCCGTCACCTATGCCGGCTGGTCGCCGCGGCCCGACGAGCTGGCGCCGGCGTGCGGGGCGTGCTTGTCTCTCGCATCACCAGGTGGCGAAAGATTCCGCAAAATAGTGCTTGCAATGCTGATTGATTCGGGTTACCATTGGTTCATGGTTGAGGAGCCATACAGCATGACGAAGAAGTACAAGGCAGAGAACTTCGATCAGGTATACCGCGAGCGTGACCTATTCATGCTCGCCTTAAACGATCAGCTTAACGGCGCGGTGTGCTGGTCACATTGGACGAAAGATCCATACAGTGAAGGCAAGTACCGCGTGGGAGCTTGCCGGTTAGAGTCGGCGAGTGGTGGACTTCTGATCATGACCTTCCGACACCCGCGGCAGATGGACTACACCACCGTCTGGGCTGCTGATGGATTCGAAGCGGGTAACCCCGCGATTCAGCAGGCTGTGTACGAAGCTCGCACCAGCTACCGCGCGGAATCGGTCTGCACTGCGGCCGATGGCCACGTGAAGACAATCAGCGCGTCCAACGGTGAAATGCGCTTGGTCGACGCGGGAGTCAGCACGGAGGTGGCGCAATGATCCACATATCGAACATCATCACGATTCAGACCTGCAAGCAGTGCGGCCGGCTTGCCAATGTCCAGATCACCTGCTCACGCTGGGCTTGCCACGCGTGCGGCGACCTAGTTCAGTCGGTCGAGTATACTCCGAATGACTTCGAGCGCTTGGTGCGCATCGTCTGCCCGGTAGGCGGAAACCCCGACGATGTAGGCGTTATGCTGGGTAACGTCGGATTCTGGATCGACGCTGACGGACCGTGGGCCGGTCAGCTGTCTTTCTCGCATCCTACGAACGCATGGGACTTGCCGGCGTTGAAGCGCGACTTGACGCGGAGATTGCAGGAGGTTACCAATGCCGCGTAAGCTCACATCCGATCAGGCGCGCGCCATGGGCGCCCAGCGAAAGACTCACGGGGCCGGTACCGGCCGGCCCCATTCCACCGACGCCAGGTGCGCATGCGGGAAGTACACGCGCGCCACGGCGCACAAGAGGTACCACGCGTGCGACCCAGACACCGCGATTATCGCCCAGCTGGACTCCGACGCGGACAGCCACACCTGATTTAGAGATCCTCGAACGCTACCAAACTACGTTCGGGGATCTCCGCCGGTTCAGGGAGCCGCGGGCGGGAAGCAAGCCGCTCCGCCCACTGGGCGAGGTTGGGCCGCTGCGGCCTTCCCCCGTTCTTTCCACCGCTCTTGGTCTTTCGTTTTCGGCTGGCGTACGACTGACGCATCGAGAGTAGTTCAGCGTCGGTGAACGGGTATTTGCAGTGTGGACAGCTAGTCATAATCCATCCAGGATACCACAAATCAATCCAGCCTGGATACAATCCATCCAGGGTACAGATTAATCCAACCGGGGTTACTGCTCCGAATCAACCGCCTCAGCAGTCACCGTCACCGTTTTCCCCGCCGCAATCGCCTTTGCCTTCTTACGCATTGATCCTACAGCCTTTAGCCTATCCTCGATAGCTCTACGGGCGCCTGGCTCCAACACGTCCAGCGCGCCCGCCAGGTGCGCAGACAGGTCCTCCGGGCTTATCTGGCTGAGATCCGCCGGCACGCGCTGCGTCTGTTTTCGGTCGATGATCCAGCCGCGCAATTTGGCGTGAGCCATCAGCGCTTTGATGCGTAAATCAATCGTCGCGCGTTCCTCCGCGTCAATGTCACCCTCAGCTAAACGCCTTCGAATGATCATGATATCGGCATCAATCCCAGCGCGGACTCGCTCGATTGGGTCAGACGCCAGCGAACGGACGCGATCTTGCATGCGTGGGTCCTGCATGATGTCCCAACCGCTATCGGCCGCGAAACCAGCGCGTTCAGCGGCTTTGCGGTAGGAGATACCGGCAGCAACGAGGGCCGCCATGACCTCCCGTTGCTCTGACATCAGTAGTAGGCCGTTAACCGGATTGTTCACCGAGGTGCGGGCTAGAGCCATATAGCGAGAGTTTAGCATGGGTAGGAGCCTTTCGGACAGCGCCTTGTAAGCCTAAGCGCCCTTGGTCCGCTACCGCGAGGTTCGGCAAATCGGCACCGCCACGCCCCGTATGCGAGGCTTTCCCAATTGACGCGATAACGGTACGTGATAATATGGGCCATGGAGAAAGACCCAGCCGCGGTGTCCCTGGGGCGCCGCGGCGGCCTAGCGCGTGGCGTGCTGCTTCGGGCTGGCATTGTTGCGCGCAGCGGTCAATCGGTAGCCAAACCCACCAGGTGCGCACGGTGCGGTGTGGAGTTACCCAGCGCGCGTGCTGCGTGGCGACACTGCCGGCAAACCCGTATTCAGCCGCGCAAGCTCACCGATGCAGAGTTAACTGCGTGGCGCATGCTGAATGAGAATGAGATGGAGTAGCGAGGTGTCGCGGGTCGGCCGGCCAAAACACGCGGCCCCGAGTATGCCACCAGTCCTCCGGCACCAACAAAGAGCGCACGCTTTCGATGTAATCCGTAACCTCTTCTCTCAGCCAAAACCACTCGCATGGATGGCGGAGGGCACCAGGCGGAATGGTGTTTAGGTGCCTGAACCTATCGTGTGCCTCTTGTTCAGAGATCACGCTCTCCGGCATTACCGCGATGTGCCGAATTCCAGCGCGGTCACAGCTCGGCATGTTGGCGAATGCCCACGCGCGAATGTTTGTGATTCGGCTGCCGGGGTGACGACTGGAACCAATCTTAACGTACTTGCGGTCGCCAGTGGCCGCGAAATAGACGTAACCAAGAGCACTCATGTGTTTATGCTACCACAAACAACGTGGTTTATGATATGATCGCAGATATGAACAAGGAAAACCCGTCTGTGGCTACCCAAGCTGCACGTCTGCTCCGGAGTATGCGACAGTCGCGCAAGGCTGGGCCGGGGCGCAAGCGCCGCGTAATGCACACCCCGCAGGCTAAGTACTGCACCTGCATCGAATGCCGCCGAGATCGCGGCCACTATTCCAGCAAAAACATGCCAGCAAGAAAAGGTTTGACAGAATCAACGTAGATTGTGTACTATTGTATTACGGTTGAGGAGCCGTAAAACAAATGACGCAAGTAATGCGCACCCATCGCACCACCCTTCACATTCCCGTGGTTCCGTTGGACTGGAACCACTCCACGGCCAAGCAAGCCCGCGCAAGCTGGTCCCAATACGTCGCGCTCTGCCAGTCGCTTGCAACCGATGGCTTCGACTGCACCGTCACAGTGAATCGCCTGGGTACCGCGCACGATGGCCACGACGTTCTACGGCTCACGGTAGAGGGAACCGCGGCGCGGGCCGGTGTGGTGAAGCACAAGCCGCGTAAGCGGGCGTTTACGCTGCCTGCCAAGCTGACGGCTGAACAATGCCAGAAACGCGCGATAGTGGCCCAAAAGGGCATCGAGTCCGATCACTACTTCTATGCGCAAACGATCAAGTTCGAAACACCGGCATGGCGCGCGTTTGACATCGCACTCCGCGCGGCTGTCGATGCCGGCGGCTTGGACGGCGCGTTGCGGTCGGACCTTGCGAACGCATGGCGTGAGCTATCGGACCCTGAAATCTATTCGCACGATGGAATCTTGCGCACTATCCTTCATTCGAACCTGCCGGCTATTCTGTGGGAACTCAGCTATACGGCCGATACCCCGTATCGTTCCATGAAGTGCTCTAACCCTGGCGATCACTTCCGCTACGGGTCGGAAAACGTCAAGGTCGCGGCAAGGTGGTTTGCTCGCGATACGGCCATCGATGACGCTAACAGTTCCGCGGCTCATTGCTTCATGGCCCAGTTTTCGGATCTCCGGCAAGCGGAAACCGAGTACTGGCGTGAACTCGAAATGCTTTCAGGTCAGCGTGAACGCTTTGCCCCTGGCGTGGCCGATACTCTCGACACGTCCGATGAACTGGAGGTAGCAGCATGATTATCACGGCCACGTACGACCCTGCGGATGACAAACTCAGAATCTCCGCGTCCCAGCGCCTAGACGCCGACACCTACGCCAAGGTAAAAGCCGCAGGCTACGGCTGGGCGCCCAAGCAAGGCGTATTCTATGCCGTCTGGTCACCCTCGCGTGAGGACTTGGCGCTTGAACTCGCCGGCGAGATAGGCGATGAAGACACGAGCCTAGTAGAGCGCGCCGAAGTGCGGGCGGAACGGTTCGAAGGGTACCAGGAAAACCGAGCCAAGGACGCAGAGCAGGCGCGGGCGGCGGTCGATCGCATCGCGGATGGTATCCCGATGGGGCAACCCATAATTTGCGGCCATCACAGCGAACTCCACGCGCGCAAGGATGCCGAGAAGATTGAGAACGGCATGCGGCGCGCCTGCAAGATGTGGGACACGGCGCAGTACTGGCAGTCGCGCGCTAAGGGTGCGTTGATGCACGCGAAGTACTTGGAGCGTCCGGACGTGCGGGCGGCGGCGCATCAAGGGCCTTGAAGCGGAAAAGCGGTCCCTGATCGCGGACTACACGCCAGCGTACCCCGACATGCCCACGATCATGCAAGAGCGCTGGGACTGGCGTCCTACGGCTGGAGTAGGCATTGAGCAGATGGAAGTCGAACGCGCGGCGGCACGGGTACCGCATGTCTACGTGGGACCGAAGGGCCGCGGCGGGCGTTGGGTACCGGTTGAGAGCCTACCGCGTATCGAGGCGGGGAACCAGCGGAGCATCCGGCATATCGAAAACCGCCTGGAGTACGAGCGCGCCATGTTAGGAGAGGCGGGCGCGCTGTCGCTCCTGGACAAGAAGCCGCGGCCAACGTTGCCGCCGATCTGCAACTACCGGGCGCCCGAAGGTCTGAGCATCGAGAATAACTACCACCGCGGCGAGTACAGCATTTACGCGCAGGTCGAAATGACGCAGGCGGAATACGCTGCAATCTATACCGACTACAAGGGGACGCGCGTTATCGAAGGATCTCACCGCGTGCGTACGGCGATGGTGAAACACAAGCACGTGTGCGTTTTCCTCACCGATAGCAAGGTCCATGAGAAGCCCGCGGCGGCCGTCAAGGTGGCGACAGTGGTAGCGGAGCGACCCGCGCCTGCGCCGTACGTCGCGCCTGTGCGTACCGACTTCGACGCCATGAAGGACGCGCTACGCTCCGGCGTGGCGGTTCAGGTGGTGAGTGCGCCTCAGCTATTCCCGACGCCCGCGGATCTAGCCCGCAAGATGGTAGACGCGGCCGGCATCATGGGCGGCGAGCGGGTGCTCGAACCCAGCGCGGGAACGGGCAACCTCGTAAAGGCGATCCAGAACGCGGCCACGGGTGCGGATAACGTCCGGGTGGTTGCAGTCGAGATCAGCGCGGCGTTGGTGCGTGGGCTTGAGAATGCGCGGCGGTTGACCATCGGTGCGAACGATGCGACGTACGATATCAGGTGCGCCGATTTTCTCACCTGCAACGGCGATCTGGGCAAGTTCGACGCGGTAATCATGAACCCGCCTTTCGCTCCGAGCGCGGCGGATATCACCCACATCAAGCACGCGGTCAAGTTCCTACGTCCTGGCGGTCGCCTGGTGGCCATCTGCGCCAACGGGCCACGGCAACGTGAGCAGCTTATGCCCATGGTGGAGAACAGCGGCGGCTACTGGGAAGACTTGCCGGCGGGCAGTTTCGAGGCGTCCGGAACGGGCGTCAACACGGCTATGGTGGTGATCGAGGGTTAACCGAGCTTCACCCCTCGCCGCGGTTCGTCCCGCGCGAGGGGTCCTACCCTGGGCTGCGCATAGGGGAAGACACGCAGGTAAAGCCTGAATCGTCCCGCGGCGGGTTGCCTTCCGAGCCACCCGCCGTCTATCGGGATTGTGGTCTAGTCACAATCTCCAATGTACCGAACTGTTGCAAAATTTGCAATGGTTCGGACGCCAGTGGTATCATGGTCCTGCATCGTTTCTTGATCGCGCACGGAGCCCGTCAACAAGCCGGCCTTGTAACCCGGCGAACCAAGTTGACGGGCTTTCCGTTTCTGTGATACAGTCCAATCAACCGCGAATACAGCGCGGCCAGCGCAATCGAATAAACTGATGCAGCCCAAATCAATATCGGGAACGAAGGCATTCAGCGGATACCTCTGCGCGTCGGTCAGTAGGACGCAGCCGTGCCGTAGGGCGGCGCATTGGGGAATCACGGGTCTGAAAGCCCGCTTGGCGCCGGACGGAAGTTAACGGAGCCGGTCAAGCCACCGAGGCGTAAGCGTTCGCGGGGATCGTAGTACAGGTGCAACTCCAGCCCGCGAGAAAAGGAACAGGCAGGCGCACGCCAGGATCAAGTTGCGCCCGTCGAAGCGAAGCCGTGGCTCCATACCGCAGAATTTCGTTCGATGTCACGAAATCGAGGAGTAGGGTTTCGTGCGTCTCGCTTCGCGTTCACCACCCGCAGTCTGTCACGTCAACATGCAGCAACCAAGGCTTACCAGGGACGCGCAAGCCCCAACCGTTGCAAGGTTTGCGATGGCGCGACCCACGCGGGCTCCGGTTCGACCCTACCATCCCGCTGCGCCATGACCAGCGCGTACCCCTCGATCAACGGCACGCCGGCCGCCGCGGCTGCCTTCTTCGCGGCCTGGTCCAGCTCGATTGTGATGGCGCGCGCCGCCAGCTTCGATTGGGATTTGGTGTCCTTCATGGCTCTATTCCGTCCATCGGGCCAACTCCCACCCGACCTGGCCCCATCGCCACGAAGCCAACCAGGATCGAAACGGGCCGTGCTCCATAAATGGCAGCACTCGCCGATGAGAGTAGTTTCCCTGACGGAAACGCAGGATCTTGCTTCCGAGCCGGATCTTGATTATCAGACGACCGTCGCGCATCCTGCTGATTTTCATGCGCTCCCCCCGCGCTTGACGGCCCGCGCTACCAGATCCCTGATCCACCTGGCGAGCGACTGGCCATCAACCTTGGCGCGGTGCCGAGCAGCCGCGTGCAACTCAGGCTCTAGCGGTATGTCGGCGCGGGTCACTGCCACGTTATAGCGCGGCGCACGCGTAGTCTTTGGTTTTGCCATCGCCCCATCGTAGCACAAGGGTCCCGTGACGCCAAACAAAAATAAATCGAATTATTTGCAGATTTCTCTTGCGTGAGTCACGTGACTCGTGTATGATTATTTCAGTGGCCGACACCATCGGCCTGGAGAAAAGAAGATGAAAAACACCGCAATCAACTGGAATCTAATCAAGCGCCTACCAGAAGACGGAATAATCTACGAAGGTGGCCCGGACTATGGCTGCTTCCGCGTCGCGCACTTGCCCGCCACACGAAAGCAGGCGGAATTGTTACTGGCCGAGTCCGGTCACGGGCTATATCGACGAACCAGGATTTTCCCTCCCAATGCTCCAAAGGGTTGGTCTGCGGTGCAATTCATTGCCGGCTCTATCTCCGAGTTTGCGGAGGTCAAGTAGATGACACCCCTACCCAACAGAGCCAGCGACGCGGGGGATGTTTCCACACCGGAAGAGCCGATGACATGGGATGAACTCGCGTACACGGCTGAGGACTACCTGCGCGATGCGCGGCGCATGTATCGCGACGATATCGCCCAGCAACGACGGATGCGGATCGAACACCTGGAGCGCGCCGCGCATCTGATCCGGCAGGCGATAGCGGCGCTTGAGATGCCAGCGCGGGTCGAAACGGGAGCAAAGGTATGAATCGCAAATTGATTTCTCCTGGAAGCGCATTTGGGAGATTGACGGTGATCCGATTGGCCGGAACCAAGCGCGCCTGCCTAACCTACGAATGCGTCTGCTCGTGCGGCGTCACGCGGGAAGTTCTCGGGACTACCCTGCGATCTGGTGACAGCACCTCGTGTGGGTGTTCGCGAAAGGGGAATTGCGGCGTTAAGCCGATTCACGGTCACGGGAAGCCGGGGGATCGCACGTACGCGATTTCGAGGGCCGCCAAAGTCACCCGGCTCATCGACGCGATGGACCGCGTACTCGGGCGCCGGACGACTGCGGATGATCCAGCAAAGCTCAGCCGCGCACAGATGACGGCGGTACTCGCGCTGGCCGACCTGGCGCACCCTCCAAGCCATCTGACGATCGATGCAGTAGCGGAGCGGCTGATTGAGCGGGACGCGGAGCACCTCAAGCGCAACAATACCGCGGCCCCACAAGAGACAGAAGAGTCCGATCTCGAAAGGCGGAGACGATAATGGAAAATCACCAAATTGAAGAGCCGGAGCGCTACGAGGAGCCGCCGAGCTTCTGCCCGTGCGGATGCGGCGAGACGTGGCCTGATCCATGTTCTGGCGAGCCGCTGAAGGCTACCTCTATACGGATGCGTTTAGAGGTAGCTATTGAACTTGCCGAGCAAATGCGCGATGCGCGATGGGGTTCGACAAACTATTTCTACGGGCTGGCCGATAAGCTGGTTAAGCACTTGACGGCATTCCATCCGGAGGATGTCAACCGGGATGTGGACGGAGCGCAGTCATGAAAGAAAGGGTAAATTCGATGATCAACCTAGACGAGATTGTATTACAGTCGGGCGCGCATGAATCGGCTGAAGCCGGCATGTGCGTGATGGAGATGGTGTCTTACATGGAGGACGAGCCATGGAGCGACCATCCGGCGTGTGTGTCGCCAGTGCTAGGAGCGTTCCTGCGCTCCTGGAACGATGGATTGGATGAGGAGACGCGCCAGCGGCTGAAGCCTTACGCGGCTCGCGTGATCGGGACCGCCAACGATGGCAAGGATGAGGCGCGGGCGTGGATGGCTACAGACTGGCTATGCCGCAGTCAACTACCCGCTTGGCTGGATCTGGCGGGATTGACGGAGCACGCCGCCGCAGTCCGGGCATTAGGCGCTATCGCCTCGACGGATAGCGCGCAGGTCGGCCAAACAACACTAGCCGCCGCCGGGGCCGCCGCCAGGGACGCCGCCAGGGCCGCCGCCGGGGCCGCCGCCTGGGACGCCGCCAGGGCCGCCGCCGGGGCCGCCGCCGGGGCCGCCGCCTGGGACGCCGCCAGGGCCGCCGCCGGGGACGCCGCCGGGGCCGCCGCCTGGGACGCCGCCAGGGCCGCCGCCTGGGACGCCGCCGGGGCCGCCGCCGGGGCCGCCGCCTGGGCCGCCGCCGGGGACGCCGCCAGGGACGCCGCCGGGGCCGCCGCCTGGGCCGCCGCCTGGGACGCCGCCAGGGCCGCCGCCGGGGCCGCCGCCTGGGACGCCCTGAAGCCTACGGCGACCGCGCTCCAAGCGTCGGCTTTTGATCTGCTCGACCGAATGATAGCGCCTTGACCTTTGCGCTCCCCTCGCCTTCATCGGCCTCCAGGAGCGCTTAGCCCTCGCTTGGGGTGGTGCCCTCGCGCATGTGGGAGTGGGTAAGCTCCCACCGATCTTAGAAGGAGGAGTCATGGACGACGCCGCGTACATTATCAAGCTACCGGCCCGCATCACAGGACGAACAAAGATAGTTCGATCCTTCAGCTACAAGCTCAACGTCGGCAAGTACGAGAGCCGCGACTTCTTCTGTTCTCAGTCGGCCGATTGTGACATTGAGGACGCCGAAGAGATCGGCGATCTGGTGTACCAGTTCTGCAAGCGTCAGGTGTTCGCGTCGGTGAAGGAATACAAGCGGCAGGCCGTGGCCGCCGGGGATGGTAACGCGGCTGCGTTCGAGCATTGGAAAGAGAATCGAGAAAGGATCGCATCGTGAGACTGAACGGATTCGAAACCTTACGGAAACACCCGTCCTATAGTGTCTGGCGGGGGATGTGGGATCGCTGCCTTAATTCGAATATCCCCAACTATAGGTATTACGGTGGCCGAGGAATTAGTGTCTGCCCTGCATGGCGTTCATTTGTCCAATTCGTTTTTGACGTTGGGGAGCGCCCTTCGACTGCGCATTCCATAGAGCGCATTGACAATAACGGGAACTATGAGCCGTCCAATGTTCGATGGGCAACAGACAAGGAGCAGGCCAATAATCGCCGCAACTCTCGCTACGTGACACTCAACGGAGAGCGAGTCACGGTTTCTCAATTTGCAGAACGGTGCGGACTATCCCGCTACACCGTTGCCACCAGAATGAACCTTGGATGGCCGGAGGCGAACCTTGGTAAACCCCGCGATACAAAGAAAAGGAATGGTAACGCCAAATGCGTCTAAACTACAATTCGCAAGATGGCCGGATGCACATCGAGTTATCCGGCGAAAGCGTCAAGGATCTGTTTGAGAGCCTGTCATCGTTCCAGGAGGTCTTCGAAGCCGACACCGCGTGCGGCGTTTGCAACTCGCCGGCGATCCGCTTCCTGGCGCGGACGGTGGAGGATTTCAAATTCTACGAGCTGAGCTGCACTGCCTGTACGGCGCGAATGTCATTCGGACAAGCTAAGAAGGGCGGCGGACTCTTCCCGAAACGTCGCGACGAAGACGGAAGGCCGCTCGACAATCGCGGGTGGTCCAAGTTCGTGCCGAAGTCGGACGGCGTCGGCAACGCGTCGGCACCAGCAGCACGGCCCAGCGCGCCCGCCGCTGACATCCCGCGAGATGCTGGCGTAGCGGTGTTCGCCGACTGGGACGCCGCGGAGAAGAGCAAAGCCTGGGGCGATCCATGGGTTAAGGTCGCAGGCACCATGTACAAGCTGGTGGATGGAAACTATCAGGCTCCAGCACCGGCGAAAGGAGCAACCCGATGAGAAAACCACGAACACCCAACCGCACCGACGCGCAGAAGATGGAGGACACATTCGCCGATTTGACGCTTACCGAGCAGGCGCAAATGCTGGCGAGCCTGCAATCCCTCAACCGCTGGTGCATCCGCGAGCGTTCGCGGGCGCCGCAGACCGGCAACGAAGCGGAAGCCGCTGGTCGCGCGGATCACGCGAAGGCCGCTAACGGGGCGCTGCCCCTGGAGCATGAGTCATGAAGGCTACTGCGAAGCAACTCAGGGAAGAGGTCGCCGCGCTGCGCTCTGTTGGCAGTCTGATGTCCAACGTGTGCTTCAACATAAGCCAAGGGGCTGGGCGACTCGCCGATACCGAACGGCAGCGCGAAATGTTGGCCGAACTAGCAAGGCAGTGGGACGCCATCAAAAGGAGCGAGACATGCAAGAGCTGAGCCTCTGGAAACTGGACCACGAGCTTGAAGCGCTGGTCAACGTCCAGGCCGAGCGCATGGGCGATACCGACGATCCACCCTCTGCCGAGGAGCTGGCAGCCATGCAAGCGGAGATCGCCAAGTACCTGGAAGCCTTGCCCCGCAAGGTGGACGGCGTGGCGGGGTGGTTCCGGGCGAAGGAATCGCAGCTCACGGCGATCCTGGGGCCGAAGTCCGCCACGGGCACGCGCAAGGGAGGCGAGGTTGACCGGTTGCGCGCAATCGCGGCGGACATCGAGGGCCAGGTGGCGCGGCTCAAAGGCATCGTCGCGGAGGTCCTAGAGCGGCAGCCGGCGCCGGCGAAGGGCAGCCGGAAGCTGGTAGGCGCGACGGGATCGCAACTGATCCTGAAGGGCAACGGGGGCGTTGAGCCGCTGGTGATTTCGCAGCCGGAACTGGTGCCCGATGATCTCAGTTATTTCGAGGGCCGAGTGTCGCATGAGCTCTATTGCGAGCTGATGAAGGTTGGGCTATCCACGCCTGAACTGGCACATGAAGTCGCTACGGCATTCAAGCGGGTTCCGTCTCCATCACTCATCCGAGAGGCGCTAATCCAGCCGTGCGACCTATGCGACGGGAAAGGCGATTCAGAGGAGGCTACCACGTGCAGGAGCGATGGTGCACCCTGCAAATGTCCAGCGCAGCATTGCCCCTCATGCGGCGGTACCGGGCGGCGTGGCGTTCCTGGGGCACATCTGGGCGAGAGGTTAAATCATGTCGAAATCCGTTAGGCCGTGGACGCCGGGGCCGTGGTATGCCGAACAGCCGGGTATGGGATTCACCACCCTCAGGCAAGTTGGGACCGACAGAATCGTATTTGCTCTGGCTCACCCCAATCCTAAATGTGGCGATCCTGACGTTCCTGATGAGGAAAAGTACGCGAATCTTGCGTTGCTGGAACACGCGCCGGATCTTTACGATGCGCTCAAGGACGCAGAAGGATGGGTAGAATTTCTCCGTATTAACGGATGCGATGGGGGAGCCGTGGTGAAATCTCTCTCAAAAATCCGGGCCGCCCTCGATAAAGCGAATCCCCACAGGAACGAGGTGCTCTGATGGCGGAAACCACAGCCTACACCTGCGACGAATGCGGGCGCACGAAGGGGGCGAGCAACCATTGGTACCGCGCCGCCCGCCTCACTACAGCAGCGCCGCAGTACCCCAGGCTCATCTGCGCGACGTGGGAGCAAGGCCCTCTGATGCTGGCCGATGGCGACACCGAGCTTCACCTGTGCGGCATGGACTGCCTCACCAAGTGCATGAGCAAGGCGATGCAGAATGAATAAGATTAAGCCTGGGTATGATCCGAAATGTGAGGATTTGGCTCGCCATTTCCTGCCTTACGCGGACGATGCAGAAGTGGCAGATATGGCGCAGGTGATTCAAGACGCCATCGAAGACCAACTGGAAGATCCGAGATGAACTGGACAACCTCACAGGCCGCCGCGGTCTTCGCGCGACTTGGAATCATTAACCCGCTGGGTGCCGCGTGCGGACAGCCGCCCCGCCGCTCCAAGTACAACGCCGTGCCTACGGTGGTGGACGGTATCCGCTTCGCATCGAAGGCCGAGGCCCAAGCCTTCCAGACGCTCAAGATCGCGGAATCCAAGGGCCTGGTGACGGATCTCCGCTTGCAGCCGCGGTACGAGTTGCAAGCCAAGTTCACGGACGGCCAGGGAGTCAAACACCGGGCCGTTTTTTACGTGGGAGATTTTGAGTTCGTCCGTGATGGCCGGCGGATCTGCGCGGACGTGAAGGGCGTAGAGGCTCCGGGATTCCGAGCCAAATGGAAGCTGGCCATCGCCCGGTACCCGGATATCGTGTTCGAGTTGTGGAAATGAGGAAACGGTGAGCAGAATCAGCTATTGCGATGAGGAAGACTTCCCCGGCCAGTTCGATTTGTGGCAAGGGAACTGCGAGCGGTCGCTACGCGGAAAGAAAGGGCAGGAGGAGCTTGGCGAGCTTCGCGCGGCGCTTCTTGATCTGCCGGACAAACGGCTACTCCACAAGGCGCTTGAGGACGAAGAGGGCGGCGTGTGCGCCATCGGAGCCTACGGCAAACGCAAGGGGGTGGACCTATCCAAGTTCGATTTGGACACCGATACCGATGAGGTGGGTATCGTAGGCGGAATGCCGCGCTTGGTCGCGTGGAAGGTGGTAGAGATGAATGACTTCCAATTCGACCGACACTTTACTCCGGAGCAGCGCTACGAAAAGATGCTCGCGTGGATTGACAGCAAATTGCAAGCAAAATGAGTTTACGGGGGGTAATACACAGCGCGGGGCCGGGGAGGTGTCCACGACTCCGCGCTGATCCCCCACCAGTTTAAAAATGAAAGGTAGGTAACGACATGGACGAACAGAAGCAAGCGCAATTCAACGGTTGGGCTAAGGTGGAAGTGATGGGCCACCAGAGCCACATAGGATATGTCACCACCGAAGCATACGGCGGCGCGGTGTTATTCCGCATCGATCAACCGGAGGTTCCAGCCAGCGAAGAGATTCTCGACGTTTCCGACTGGGTGGGAAACCAGCGATGCCCCGCCGGGACCGTCGTCAAGCGGGCCGCGATTCAGGCCGTTTCCGTGCTGGTCGGGTCGGGCAGCATTTACCGGATCATTCCATGCACGGAGGATGCGGCGATGAAGGCTATCCGCTCAAACGAGCGTCGGCCACTGTCTGTGGTGCGGCTCCCCGAGGCGATGGCTATCGAAGCGCCGGATCGGGAAGCGGACGACGACGACGAAGACCCCGATCCACACGGAGACGGCGATTTCTGATTTGACATTACGCCCGATGTGGCGTAGACTTTCCGTGTCGGGTAGCTCCCGACATGGATTTGCGGATACCCACGGGCTCGGGTCCTTAGCCCGAGCCTACCGCGCCACCCACTAAGGAGGGTGATTTGATTCGACCGACAATCATCAACATCAAGAACAAAGGCGACGAGCCGTATCAGTATATCGGGCGGCCGTCAAAATGGGGTAACCCGTTCTTCATTGGTAAGGACGGCGACCGTGACGCGGTTTGCGAAAAGTACCGCACCTGGATCGTCACTCAGCCGAAACTGATGGCGGCGCTACCTTCGCTGGCCGGTAAGCGACTCGCCTGTTTCTGCGCACCGAAGCGATGCCACGGCGAGGTTTTAGCGGATCTGGTTGAGGCGCTTCCGGAGGTTGGGGACCGTGCCTAATCGCATACTCCGAGAGGGCATCAACAGCAGCGCCAGAGTCAACCGGCTTTCGTTGGGGGCCGAGGTCCTGTATCGCCGCCTGATCTCGGTCGCAGACGACTATGGGCGGTATTACGCCAACCTCACGACCGTGCGCGGCGGGTGCTGGCCGACGCATTCGACCCCACCTTGCGAACAAGATGTCAGCAGATGGATAGCAGAGTGTCGGCAAGGTGACCGCCCTTTGCTGACAATCTACATAGTGGACGGTTGCAATTACCTTCAAATCAATGATTTTAATCAGAAAGTACGCTCTAAAAGCAAGTTTCCTGACCCTGCTATCGGATTGCTGGCAAGTTGCGAGCAAGTTGTTGACAAAATGCCTGCACTAGACGTAGTCGAAGACGGAGTCGTATTGCGTAATGCGGAGTCGTATCCGCAGTCGGAGCGGGCGGCGGCAAATGGCACCCCAAAACCAATTCCGCTGCCATCACAGACCGAGTGGCCGCTCACCATCGCGGAGATCCGCAAGCACGATCCAGCGGTCGATGACATTTTTGTGCTCAGGCTGGCGCAAGCGTGCATCCAGGGGTGCCTGAGCTCTAAGACCTTCCCGCAGGAAAAGATTGATCTGGTCACCGACAAGGTGATTGCGAAGGCGTGCGCTGAGAGCTTCGCGACCGGGCCGCCGAACCACCGCGCGGGGCTGCTGCTGAACCGAGTGCCACCGATTCTGATTTCATGGAGTGTGACGGAATGACGGAAATTGTCAATTACTGCGGACTGAGCGGCGGCAAGGATTCCAGCGCTACCATGCTCTGGCTGATCCACGAAAGCGGCTTGCCGCGAGAGTCACTCCGGTTCACGTTCTGCAACACGCACAATGAACACCAGTACACGTATGACCATGTGGCGCTGTTATCCCGGTACGTTCAGGAGTGGGGCTGTGCGCCGGTCGTGACGCTGGAACCGGAACGCGGGTTCTTCGATCTTGCGAAATGGAAGAAGCGTTTCCCGAGCCGCAAGGCGCGATTCTGCACCCAATTCCTGAAGGTCATTCCGTCGCGCGAGGATGTCACGGCGCTGATCCGCGCTGGTCATGAAGTGATAGTTCATTCCGGGGTCCGGGCTGGGGAATCGGATTTGCGGTCGAAACTGGTAGAACGAGAATTTAGCGACATGTTCGGGTGCGTCATCAACCGCCCGCTACTCCGATGGACCTTGGCGGACGTGCTGGCCTATCACAAGCGCTTTGATCTGCCCCTCAATCGGCTGTACGGTTACGGCTTCTCACGCGTCGGATGCTTCCCCTGTATCAATAGCAACAAGGCCGAGGTCAAGCTGATTTCGATCCACTTCCCCGAGCGGATAGATGGGATTCGAGCGCAAGAGCAAGCGGGCTTCGGGCCGGGCGGAAGATATCAGTCTTTCTTTCACGCCAAAACGACACCGCCGCGTTTTCATAGCGAAACGTACGTCAACCGGAAGGGCCTCAAGTATTCGGTCGCCACGATAGACGATGTAGTCCGCTGGTCGCACACTGGGAAACGCGCGAAGGAACCCGGACCATACCTGACCGATGATTTCAATGATGACGCTTCGCTCGTATGCCCGAGCGGGGGAGGGATGTGCGAATGAGACTCGATAAAACCGCGAAAGACGAACCCGATCAAGAGAATCCCGAGGAGATGGTCCGGCGCGCGTTCTCACGCTGCTCGAATTTCCCCGATGACAAATTCGGGGTACTTGGACTCGCCCAGGGGCTCAAGCGGGCGTCCAGCCGCACGGGAGTGCCGATGGAGCGCATTGTAGCGGAGTGCGCCGACACCTCCGTGTACTGCCCGACCGATGCGGACTTGCTGACGGTAGCGCGGGGGATTCGGGACGCCAGCAAGCGGGCGGTCCAGCGCGATCCCTGGGAGGATTGGAAGCGCGAGCCGAGCGCGCCGTTCGACATGCACGGCTATGACCACGCTCAGGCGGCACAGAGGCATCGTGAGCGCGATGCTTTGTGGACGGCGGCCAAGGGGCTTGGAATGTTCCGAAACGGCGACTGGGCACCCTACGGCGTCATCTGCGCGGCATTGCGCGAGGCGGGGTACCCGAAGACGCCATACCAGGGCGAAATGCTCACAGCCTGGGAGAAATGCTGATGCAACACGTGACAATCACAGCGGCCGGCACGTACGCCGCCAGCACCATCAAGCCCGAGTTGGTTGAATCGCTTCGCGCCAGCATCGAGCAACACATGAAGGCGTATGGCCTGAAAGAGATCGAGATTACCGCGCGGGTGTGCGGATGTCGGAAGAAAGCTGAGGTTGCCTGAAATGGGACAGACGACAGAGATTTCCTGGACTGACCACACATTCAACCCTTGGGCCGGATGCGTGAAGGTGTCGCCAGAATGCGATAACTGCTACGCCGAAAAGGACACCAACCGGCGCGGGTTCGTGAAGTGGGGGAAGGACGCGCCCCGGCGGCGTACGGTGCCGAGTTATTGGAATCAATTGGAAAAATGGAATCGCCACGCGTGCTCGACTGGCGTACGCGAGCGCGTGTTCATCGGCTCCTGGTGTGACATCATGGAGGAAAACCCGCAATTGACGCCGATTCGGTGTGATCTGTGGCCACGGCTGGAACAGAGCGCGTATCTCGATAAGCTGCTGTTGACGAAGCGCCCGCAGAACTTCCGGAGATTCCTGCCGCGTTGGTGGATCGAGAACCCACGTACCGACGTGTGGGGTATGACCACGGCGGGAATGGCTTCCTCGAAATGGCGGATAGACGCTCTACGCGATACGCCTTTCGTGGTGCGCGGGCTCAGTATGGAGCCGCTGTTGGGTCCTATGGGCACACTCGACCTCCGTGGCATTCACTGGGTCATTGTGGGCGGGGAGAGTCAGCACGGCGCGCGTGCGATGCGGCCGGAGTGGGCGCGCGAGATTCGCGATCAGTGCGTAGCTGCTGGCGTGGCGTTCCATTTCAAGCAATTTGGCGAACACAATTCAGAACTGATTCACGTGGGCAAAAAAGCGGCTGGAAGACTCCTAGACGGCAGGGAATGGAATCAGTTCCCTGCGCTTCGCGACGGAAAGGTGGTGACGGTTGGCGAATAGCACTGAAGCAGTGCGCCGATGGCGCACAAAGCAAAGATCATTGGGATTGTCAGTACATGGGCCCGTTCGTCTCGCCAAACAGGCCGCATGGCTGAAGTCCACCTATTACGATCTGCGGTCAAGGCTCTACGATATTGTCGGTCGAGAATGTGTGTGGTGTGGGCACGACGATGTACGCGTATTGGAGTTTGACCACATCGCGGATGACGGAGCGAACGACCGCAGAGAGTTTCAAGGAGCGAGATCTATGCTGGATTATTATGTGACACGGCCTGATGAGGCCAAGGCGCGGCTTCAATCGCTCTGCCGAAATTGTAATTGGCTGAAGCGTAAAGGATTCACGCGCGAACAGAAGCGAGGCGCGGCATGAAATGGGGAGAACACGATAGCGGCCTGGTCCACATCGGCAAGAAGAAGGCAGGTCGGTTACTTGACGGGCGGGAGTGGAACGAATTCCCGAGGGTAGCCTGATGGCCGGCACTCGCATGGGGTACCTCACCCGAGTCATCCGCTACGGGCCGCAGAAGCAGCCGGCGCCGCGTGTCGCCGTGCTGGTCCACGGAACCACCAACGGGTACACCACGCACGCCTGCCGGTGCGAGGGATGCCGCAAGGCCCACGCGGATGCGATGCGGGCGTATCGCCACAGGCCGAAGACGTGGCCGGATTGGGCGCACGGTCGAAACGGGACCTACCTCAACGGTTGCCGCTGCGCGAAGTGCAGGAAGGCGCACACGGCGTACCGGCGACGATGGGCGGCAACGCGGCGCCAGCCCGGGGAGTCGCCGCTTGATCGGCGGAGAGTTGAGCGGCTGGAGTATTTCCGCAAGCGACACCAGGAGAAGAAAGGAAAGGCAGCATGAAAGACGCAGATAGGTACCGTATTCAGGCGCACGCAATGCAGTCCGGCGTGGCGGCAAAGATGAACATCGACCCGTCCGATACATCGCCTAAGCATTTGCGGGTTGGCATCAATTCAGCCATGAGCGATGTGGGCGGATTGGCTGGACTGCTGATCAAGAAGGGCGTATTCACCATGGAAGAGTACACCGAGGCAATCGCGGACTCCATGGAACGTGAGGCTGATTCCTATCGGCAATACCTCAGCGATCATTTTGGCAGAAAGGTTGATCTGGCATGAAACCAGGACACCTACTCGTGATCCGCGCGATAATCGCGGACCTCGAATCCACTTACGGGCAGGACCCGGCGTGGGGGCCGACCGCCGCACTGATAATTGCCGAGGAGGAGTTGCGCGTGTTCTACCAGCGGCAGGCAGCGAAAGGAAAGGCGAAGGCAACGGAGGCAGCATGCCAGTCATAGAGACGCCTAAGGTGTGGCCCAGTTTTGTGCGAAGGAAAAGCGACGGCTTCGTTAAACCGGTGGACATCACCGGCGAGAACTCGCGCAGTTGGCTGGAGGGTCCGGCATGGCTGGAAGGCCAAAGAAGGCGGGTAGTTAAGTCCGAATACGTTCCAGCCACAACCGAAGAGTACGAGCGACAGAACTGGCGCGACCGAAACCAGTACCGCATTGGGCAACTGGTCGCCAATCGTCAACCGCCCGAAGTGCTGCGAAAGATAGCAGAACTGATCGGATATCAGGAGGAAGAGAAGCCGTGACAAACACAGAGCACATGGACCGGATTAAGGCCACGGTCAGCAACAATTGCGATATGCGGCCATCCGATGAGGAAGCGATTCTGGAATCCCTCGCCGCCCTTCGGGCCTGTATCGCAGAGATGGAGCGCGTGCTGGTAACTCGCGGCATCGCGGCGTGCATGAGATTGAACGCCAAACAGGCCGAGCGCATCGCCGCGCTCGAAGCGGCCCTCCGGGAGATTCAGGAGCAGCGCGGCTGCGACACCGACGACGGGCAGTGTCCAGCTTATGCTCGTTGCACGTACTGCATTGCCGCCGCCGCCCTCACTCCGCAACCGGCCACCGTCGCCCCGTCCGAATGCGAATGCGCTGGAGATCCTGACCTCGACGCGCTCTACCGCGAGGGCGAAACCGTTGCAAAATCTGCAACATTTCAACCTCTCGAAGATCGCGTAGCTGAATGGGTGCGCACCAGGATTGGCGCTGACCACATGAACAGCCGCGAGCGATCAATGCGCCTACTCGAAGAGGCAGTAGAACTTGCCCAGGCCGAGGGGATCAGTTGGGGTCTGGCCGCTAAACAGGTTGCGCACGTCTACGATCGTGAACCCGGCGAGCCATCGCAGGAAGCTGCTGGCGTGGCGATTTGTCTACTCGGATGGTGCGCATCCACCAGCCATACGTTCGAGGATCTTGCTACAAAGGAACTCGCACGCATCGAAGCCAAGCCGCTGGACCAGATACGCGGAAGTCTTGCACGCAAGGCCGATGCCGATCTGGTCACGATGCCGACTCCTGGACCTGCCGCGCCACGCCAATCGCCACGCTACTGCGAACCATGCGGCAGGCCCGCAACTAAGTTCGACGCCAACGGTACGGCGCTGTGCGACTCCTGCCACGCGGATATCGAGAGACAGCGGAAGACGCTGGCAGAGAAAGGCGGCAAGTGATGGCCAAAATAGTCGTGCGCCAATTGGAATGGAACAACGATGGCTACGTGTTCTACGCCCTGGGCCATCTTCCGCCCTCTGATTTTCTCCAGTCGGCCATGCCAATCATGCGGGCCGAAATCGGCGAAACGTTGGACGATTGCGCCCCGACCGCCGAAGACGTACGACACGTCTGGTATCGCCACGCATCCCCCTACGAATGCAAGACGCATGGATGGGACAGCGGGTACTTCGAAACCGAGGCTCCCATCAAAACCGGCAGAGGCCAACCGTTCAAAGTAACGAGCGTGGAATTATGACACCGAACCTGAGTGACGCTGAGGTGATCTGTAAGTTCATGGAACCGCGACCGCTGGCCACTATAGAGTCCTTAGTAAATTACCCCGGTACGTGGTGGCACGTCGATATGGACGCCGCGTTAGCCGGAGAAAAGCGATGGAAGCCTCGCACCCTCACCCTCAACGAATGCCACGAAGTCGAAGCGCGGCTGAACGATGAGCAGTGGACGAGGTATTCGCGCGTTGTGATGGACGATGCTAGACGCGCTGGCTTGGACCTGAAGTCCTCGCACGCTCAAATCTGGCTCCACGCCACAGCCGAGCAGAAAACCCGCGCGCTTTCGGCTGCACTGAGGGAACCATGCCGGTGAACATGCTTCCCCAACCGGACGCCCACGCCGGCAGAATGGCTGAGCTTGACGCCCTGTTGGCCCGTGTGCGAGCGCGGGTGGCCAAGAGGACATCTTGTGCCATCTGCTCCGCGCCGCTCGTAGGAAAGCAGAAGTCATGCTGTGGAGCCCGCCGATGCCAAAAAGAGGCGATGCGGCGGCGCACGGCGGCACTCAGGGAGCAGGGATGAGCGCAATGCCCTGTGAAATGAAGGCGGTAACCCACTCTGTGCGCGTCCCCCGGAAGCCTTTGGTGATTGAACTATTCGCGGGTCGATTTGGCTGGGGCCGCGGTTTCGTGGCCGCCGGATACCGATCAGTGGGATTTGACATCGTGCATGAGCCCTACCACGGTGCCGTGCCGGAAGGGTGCCAGTTGGTATTGCGGGACGTTCTCACGATCCACGGCTCTGAACTCAAAGACGCCGCCGTGATAGTTGCGAGCCCGCCATGCACCGAATATTCGTACATGGCAATGCCTTGGAAGCGGGGGAAGCAGATCGCGGCGGCGTTACGCGGGGAGCGCCGGGAGCGGACAAGTGCAGATGTGCTGCGCGGGGTTCCGGGCGAACCCATTCCATTTCCCGAGGGGTACACTGGATCGCGGACGGTCGCGGAGCTGACGGCGCTGTTTGACGCGTGCTTTCGATTGCAGCGTGAAGCGTCGGAAGCCGCGGGCCGTCGCATTCCAATGGTCGTTGAGAACGTGAAGGGCGCTCAACCGTGGGTAGGAAAAGCAAAGGCGCACTTCGGGTCTTTCTACCTGTGGGGCGACGTGAAATCAGTTGGGGGACGGATCACGATAGGCGGCAAGTTCGGATGCACGCTGAAGCCAGCGGGCCGGTCGCAGAAGTTTAACCCGGATGGGACGGCGCACGGCCAAGGGTCATGGTTCAAGATCGCGGATTCAGCGAATCGCGGAGCTCAGACCAAGAACGGTGGCGGGTCCTGGTTCAACGTGGCGCACAATACCGAAAGCGGGGTAGGGCAGAATCCAGTGAACGGGGTGAAGGCCGAGGGTATCAACTGGAGCGGGCACGGCACGCCGGGATACAAGCCACAAGGGTTCAATGTGACGGCAGCGCAACGGTACCGCGAGGAGCGCGGCGTCAAGCAAGAAGGCAGCGGGCCGGAATGGTTCGACAAGGGAATATGCAAGCACTCATCCCGGAGTGACAGCCGTAAAGCAGCCTCGGCCATGATAGCGGAGATCCCTCTTGATTTGGCGCGTTGGATCGCTGAATCGTTCAAGCCCGATGCCGATTTGCTGAAGCGCGGGGAAGACGCCACGGGCGCGAAGGCTTACCAGAAAGGAACCCGATGAAACTCAAACCAGAACAGCGCGTAGACTTGCCGACCGCCCGCACCCGTGCGTTGAAGTATCTCGCAGAGTGCCACCGCACGGAGTTGGCCGCCGCGAACTGCATCGCCCTTGTGATTTGGCCGGATCACCAAATGACCTCGCAAGGGGCTGGTGCCGCCGCTTCACGCGTGCTCAAAACGTTGGCTAAAGACGGCCTGGTGGAGTGGACCAGCAACGATTACAACTGGGGGTGGCGGAGCACGCCCAAGGGACGGGCGCAGGCGTGAGCACCCGCATATTCCGCGGCCAGGTCCAAGCCGGCCGTTTCGTCCTGGAGGATCGCGCCGCCTTCGCGACACTCAAGGCCAGCTTGGAGGGGAAGCCGATCGAGTTGACGCTCCGGCGCTTGCGAATGACGCGCAGCGGACGCCAGAATCGATATCTTCACGGTGTGGTCTTCGCAATGATTGCGGAGGCCGCGGGCTATACCCTGGAAGAGGCAAAGGACGCCCTGAAGTGGGAGTTCCTACGGGTACACAGTGACACCGCGCTGCCAACGGTTCGCGGAACGTCCACGCTCGACACGGCGGAAATGACCGAATTTATCGAGCAGTGCCGCATCCTTGCAGCCTCGATGTACGGCATAAATATACCTGATCCTAATGAAGTGGAATGACCAACGTGCATGGTATTATGATGTTCGAGCCGCAAGGATGCGTCAACATCCCGGTGGCTCTAACCTTACGCACTGAGGAGACAGCACGCATGGCTGAAAACGATTCTACCATTGATCTTGAACGTTGTGACGCAGAAATAGCGCAAGCGGAAAAAGCGCTTCGCGCTGGCCATCCGCATGAGCATGAGCTATTGATTTGGAATAGCGACTGGCACCAGGAGAAGCGAATGATCCAGCGCGAGGCGGTTAGTCGGTTCTTAGCGAGCAAGGCTCAGGATGGAACCTTCACCGGTTTCGATCCGGTGTGGATGCCGTCGTTCCCGTTCGACTTCCAGCAATATCTGATCGACTACCACACGCGCAAGGGAAAGTCGTTCCTGGGAGGCGATTGCGGTCTTGGCAAGACCATAATTCAACTCGTATTCGGAGAGAACGTAGTCCGCAAAATGAATAGGCCGGTGTTGATTGTGACGCCGCTTGCCGTGGCGCAACAGACCGTACGCGAGGCTGAGAAGTTCGGCATCGAAGCCCATCGCTCGCGAGAGGGCAAAGTGTTCAGTGGGATCAACGTCACCAACTACGAGCGGCTGCACTACTTCAACCCAGCAGACTTCGCGGGGGTGGTGTGCGACGAATCCAGCGCGATCAAGAGCTTCAACGGAAAGCGCCGCGCAGTGGTGACGGAGTTTCTTCGCACGGTCCCATATCGCCTGTTGGCCACGGCAACTCCGGCACCCAACGACTACATCGAATTGGGCACGACCGCTGAGGCCCTGGGCGTCATGGGTCAGATCGAAATGTTGAATCGGTTTTTCAAGAACGATCAGAACACGTCCGACACCAAGAGCCGATGGACTGGATACGCCGCACCGCGAGAGTTGGACACTCCGGGATGGAGATTCAAGGGACACGCGGAAATCCCGTTCTTTCGGTGGGTATGCTCTTGGGCTCGCGGTGGCCGCCGACCTTCCGATTTTGGGCCATTCTCCGATGAGAAATTCGTGCTTCCGAAACTGATAGAGCGAGAGCACATAGTGGAAACGCGCACGATGGCCGAGGGATTCCTGTTTCCAACGGTCGCCACCAACATGCAAGAGGAGCGCGAAGAGAGCCGCCGCACGATGCAAGAGCGCTGCGAAATGGCTGCTGAGTTGACAGCCCACACCGGCAAGCCGTTTGTCATGTGGTGCCAACTGAACCCCGAGGGAGATCTACTCGAAAAGCTGATGCCCGACGCGATACAGGTGGCCGGGGCGGACAGCGACGAAGCGAAAGAGGAAGCGTACGAGGCCTTCGTTTCCGGGCAGTCGCGCGGGCTCATCACGAAGCAGAAAATCGGAGGGTGGGGATTAAACTGGCAACACTGCGCACACGTGCTGGAGTTCGCTTCCCACTCGTTCGAGCAGCACTACCAGGGCGTACGGCGGTGTTGGAGGTTCGGGCAAAAGCAGGACGTGATAAACGATCTGATCGCGACGGAGGGCCAGCGCGGGGCTGTGGAGAATAACCGTCGCAAGTCAGTCGCGGCGGATAGAATGTTCAGCGCCTTGGTTCAGCATATGCACGAAGCCCTACAAATCGAAGCGGGCTACAAATTCACGAAAGAGGTCGAGGTCCCGGTCTGGTTATAAAGGATAAAAGGCATGGCTATAATTGATCAACTCATCACACCAAACTACGCGATCTACAATGGCGACGGGCTTGAATTTCTACCAACGCTCCCCGACCGTTCTATTGATCTGTCTGTTCATTCCCCGCCGTTCGCGACGGACTCGGGCGGTTGCCTGTATCACTACAGTAGCTCCGACCGGGACCTGTCCAACTGCCGGACGTATGCCGAGTTCTTCGAGCATTACGGCTTCTTCGCGGCGGAAATCTCGCGGGTCACCAAACCGGGCCGGATGGCCGTGGTCCACTGCATGGACGTTCCATCAGGGAACAGCGGGACGGATTACTACGTGGACTTCCCCGGCGACATCATTCGCCTATACCAGCAGCACGGTTTCAAGATGGCGTCACCACGCATCACGATATGGAAGGAGCCGCTGATGGTCCGCAACCGCACTCTGACCAAAGCGTTGGCCCACAAGAGCATCGTGGACGATTCCTGCGATTGCGTCGTGGCTGGCGCGGACTACCTCCTGATCTTCCGGCGCGACGGCAATAACGCGGTACCGGTGACGCACGAGCGCGGTCTGATGCGCTACTACGGGGAGCGTAAAATCCCGCACGAGTTACACCGATACCGCGGCTGGAAAGGATCGCAGATCGAGAACCGTTTCTCACATTGGATCTGGCGTCAGTACGCCTCCTGCGTCTGGGACGACATCCGCGGGAATACCGGGACCAAAGCGGAAGGAGTCCTGCAATTCAAGGACGCTCGCGAGGAAGACGACGAGAAGCACGTACACCCACTGCAACTCGACGTAATTTCCCGCTGTGTGGAACTGTGGAGCAACCCCGGTGAAAAGGTGCTGACGCCGTTCATGGGAGTGGGCAGTGAAGTCTACGCGGCGGTGCGTGCCGGCCGCAAGGGTATCGGCGTCGAGCTGAAGCCGTCCTACTACCGGCAGGCCATCGAAAACCTCGCTACGGTACACCTGGATACCGAGGACACGGACCAGGCCGTCATGCAGTTCGAAGCGGTACCTGCATGATCACCAAACGCAGAAGCAAGCCCCGGCGCCGCCCGGTTCCGGTGGATGATCCAGCGCGGCTGGAGTGGATACGCTCGCTCCCTTGCCTGGTTTGCTATCGCGAGTTGTACCGCTGGCTTCCGATGGCGGACTTCGCGGAATTCGCCGCGCGATCTCAAGCCCGTTTCGGGGCGCAGAAGTCACGCACCGAAGCCGCGCACGTTGGCGACCGTGGACTTGGGCAGAAGGCCCCCGACAGCGAAACCGCGCCGCTTTGCGTCGGGCACCATCGAACCGGCAAGGACTCACACCATGTTCTTGGTAAAGGGTTTTGGGCAAAACATGGGCTAGACCGCGATGCGATCTTGAAGCAGTTGCAGGAAGCGTACGAAAGCAGGGGATGACAATGAACTCCCGCGACAGAGATCGAAAACTGGCAGCCATTCGCACACTTGCAGAACGCCCCGGAACGGAGGCTGAAGGCATCGCCGCCCGCGCCGCGCTGGAGCGCCTTGGGGCGACGGCTGAAGATGTGAGCGACCCGTGGGAATTGTTCCGAGAGTTCTTGCGGACTGGCGACATGGAGACGCTTTGGATGGCCACAAAGGGGCACAGCTTACGGGAGAATCTTGATGAGGTCCCCGCTACGCAACAAAAAGGCCAAGATGCCAGCGAAGAACATGATGCGCCCGATCTCCGACAGTTTCCCGTTCACACACAAGGCGTACATGAGCAGGCCGACCAGGGCAAAGAGTACCGGAAGCAGGATCACCATGCCTTCAGTATATACCCCAACACCTATCGGGCGCGTCTGTGCGCGTCGGTACTTGGTATAATTCAGCATGTCCCACAAACGAAAGGAAAAGACAATGAAACCTACACACACCGCTGAATCGGCGGACAACTTTCTCAGCCATCACGGAAACATCGGAAGCGGCATCGACTACTCGGGCCGCGGGCTGAAGGGTACTGCGGTCGAGATCGTGGAGCACCTGAAGACGCTCGCATTGGCGAGTCAATCCGAACCGTACACTACGGAAGGATTCCACGCCGTAACAGGCAATCCGATTGACAATCCGAACGCCAACAGTCTGGAATGGACCAACAAGCGCCGGGACGCGCAGAAGGCCTACGAGGACGTTTTGGCAACAGGGGACGTGAAGAAAGTTCACGCCGCTGTGGACAAGCTCAATAAGATCCAAGCCATCATGGGCGGCAAAGCGGCGGTC